CCAAGTCTTGTGTCACTGCGTGTACGCTGCTCATGCTTAACCTCCTGTTGCTTTGTCGATCGCCGCACGCGCTTTGTCAACCCAAGCCCAGTACTCTTCATCAGTTGCGGACATGCTTTGCGGCATAGTTTGAAGCGCATCCAAAAGATCAGGTGCGGCAGCAATCAGTCGGGCGTTTGCAGCCGCTTGTTCCATCGTTGACCGCTTGTCGCCTTTGACCTTTGCTATCGGCGCGTACCCGCCGGATGACCCCTCGTCCCGAATATCAAACTCATCTGACTTGATCGCGGCGCGCATCCTCCACGGACCCGGTGTGTGTTGTGCGTTCATTTCTTGTTCCTCTCACAGTATTGATTCATTGCTTGCTTGGCCCGTACCTCACTGCCGTCGAACCACCACCTTGTGCAAGTCTCTAGGGCTTGCGGGGACATAAGCGCTCTCTCCTGCCCCTCGACGTAGCCTTGTTCAAAGCCACGTGTAAACGCCATCCCAGTCAGCTCGTAGCCGATCACGACGGACAGCACCAACCAGATTGCAGCGAGGTATTTCACAGGCTGTCCTTCTTCTTGCAGGGCCACACTTCCATCAAGGACAAGGTAACCAGAACCGAACCATTGAGGTGCCTACTGCTTGGGTCACGGTTGATTGCTGCGTAGGCAATGTCACGCAACTGGCCCAGCGTTACCCCCTCGGGGGCGCAGTGATAATCTCCACGGCCAAGGTCTACAACACCGGCAACGTACCCAAGCACCAGCATACCTTGATGGGTATCCCCGCCATCGAGACGACTCTTGATGTCGTTGCCGGTGTAGAAGGTTGCTGATGCCGCAGTACTCAGTGTCAACAGAGCTATGGCAATCAGCTTTTTCATACAGTTTCTCCTGCAGTTTTCTCCGCTGTGCGCATCACCTCAAAATAATCCCCACGCGCCATGGTGACGTAGCTATCCCTTCCCCAAGCAGCGGTCAAAATACTGCAAGCAACGGACCGCAACATCTCTAGATCAAAATCGCCGGGGGGTATTTTTTGAACAACGCCAATCTCAGCGTTTAAATCCAAATGATCTTTTACTTGTTTGGTCAGCGATCCATGCGGATACTTGCTTGGCGAACGTCGGCGGGTCTTGGGTTCAACGATCTGTAAATCACCAAAGGACTCGCCGTCTGGGGATAGGATGCGGAAAGAGCAACCCAGCGATTGGATCAGCTTGATGCTACGAATCAACTCACGTTTTTGAATGTCTTCCATTTTCAGTTCTCCAAAATAAATAACACAATAAGAAAAATCACAATCGCTGGCGCTACCCACAGCATCAGCTTGTCATCCCAGTACATCTCAGGCTCTGCGTCCTTTTCAACCACTGGGCCACGCTCACCAAAGGCTTCATCCAATGTGCGCGGGTACACGTAGTCGGGGTTAGTCAGGTTCGGGCTGTTCACTTTCATCGTCTCTTTGTCTGATTGGTCCATCGTATTTCTCCGTGATCCAAAAACCTGCGCTGTTGACCAGCATCCCAAGGGCAGTCATCTCTTGTGGCGTCCTGCACCTGCGGTTGTGTCCATGGTCTCCTGTTCGGTGCTTGTCAAAGGCAGAGTTGCTGTTGAAGTACTCCTTGCAGGATTGGCACTGATTACGGTTGCCCGTCAGCTTCATGCTCTGCTCCTTCGCGTATGACGTGCTTGCTGATCTCGGTGTCAATGAGTTCTGCAAAGGACATACCGGATGGGAAGCGCATCTGCGCCGCATCGATGCCGTGAACAACCTTGCTGGCCTTGGCCAAACCCTCGTTGAATCCGCTGGTGTATTGATTGCCAGAGGCCAGACGGGCATAGATCGCTTCCCGAATGATCTGCGCCATCGGAATCTTGTGGGCCTTGGAAAAGCGTTTGAGCTTGACGATTTCCTTCGGCTCAAGGTACGTCATGAATGGTTTGTATGTCGATGTGAATGTCATTTGTATTCCTTAGAACGGATCGTTGGGGTGCTTCTCGTAGTCCTTGATCAGGTCATCAAAGATCATCTTGGCTACCTCGTTGCCGTGCAGTTCGGTGCGGCTTTCAATGCCACAGCGTTTACACAGCTCCGCCGCAGCTGCAGCCTCTGAGTCAACGTTGAGAAAATCTTGGAAGGTCGGCTGTTTGCAAAGCATCCCTGCCGACTGAACCCTGTTGTTGTACGGCGTTGCAGACTCGTCATCTTGAATCCGCACCATCGCGCAACCGTATCGCGCCCCAACGAAGTCACGGATTAGCTCGTCCGGAAGCTCGTCTGGGTGTATGGACAAAGTCAAAACAAAACCAGTTCTGTCTTGCTTCATAGCCACTTTTCTGGCCTCAAATTGCAATGCCATTGGATTTCTCCTTTCAAAAATAAATTGGCTTGTTCGTCTTGTGCCACGACTTGTGACACTTCTCGCATAGCCACCGCACATCCATCGGCTTTGTGTAGTCATCATGATGACCTTCAATCTTCTCGACGGAGCCGCAAACAGAGCAACAACTTGCGGGTATAAGTTTTCCGTCACGCATCGCATTACTCGCAATGACGTGCGCGGCATAAACCATTGGGGAGCGCTTGAGGTATGCGTGGTTCGCCTTCCTCTTTGCAAGCTTCCCTGAGTCCGTTTGTTGATAAGCTTTACGCGCTTCGACACGATGCGGCTCGTTAGATCGCTTCCTGTCGTATTCGCGCAAAGCTTCCAAGTTGTTTTCCCTGTGCTTATTAACTCTGGTTTTGACGCACGATATGCACTTGTTTAAATGCCCATCGCTCATCGCGGCATGCTTGTAAAACTCGTTTAAAGTTTTTTGCACATTGCACTCTCGGCATAGTTTCATGATTACTCCTTAAAACGGTATGCCAAGAGTATACCTTTTTAAAAAGGCACATCGTCCAAGTTGTCATCGTTGACGCTGTCTTCTTGACGTGGTTCTTGGCGGGTGTAGCCACCAGTCTTCTGCTCGGGCACGAAGCGGTCAACCGAGATCGACAGGTAAGTCTTGCCCTGCTTGTCTACCTTCTTCCATCCAGACAGCTTGACGACAGTCAGGCCGTCCTCGGTATGGATGTTGGTCAAGTCCTTGAGGTTGATGGCGATGTTGCCCCAGTAGTCAGGAGACTTTGGCCCCTTCTTGACGCTGGATGCGCGGAGGGAACCTGCGTCGGGGTAGGGTTTGTATTCAGTAGCCATTATTGTTTCTCCGAAAATTGCTTCTTGAGTTCTGCGAAGCGATTGCGAACCTGCTCATAGAGAGCAGGGTGACTTACCTTGAGACCATCCAACTGTGTTTGGTTGGCCTTCCAGTAACGGTTTAAACTCATTGCGTCCTCGCAATGGTTTGTGTAGGTGATCATTCCCTCGGCGAACAACTCTGCGTTCGCATCTGCGTTCCCGGTGTTGACCTCGACATCGGCTGTGGCCTTCTGGGTCACTGCCTTGACGATTACAGGCTCTGCGTCACCTTCGGGTAGGTCTTCCCCGGCGTAGATGTACAGGCCCAGCCCGTGCAATGCCAAGCCCTTGGTCATACAACGCATCAGCGCAGTGTTGACTTGGAATGCGTCAGGGTTGGTGATGGGTTTGTTGCGGTGATCCATCACAGGCAGGAAACAGGTCATAGGCTTGCCGAACATGGTGACGGTGACCCAGACCATGCCCGTGCCATTCACTTCCATGTAGGGCTTGCCGTCAAAGGTCTGCACATCAAACGTGGCGGCAGGGTCTGCCTTCAGGGCTTCAGCCCATGCCCATGCCCACGACAGGTAGGACAGGTTTTGTTTCTTCTCAACGTGTTCGTTGACGTTCAGCTTCAGCAGATCAACTTGGTTCATTGGTACTTGGTTCATTTGTATCTCCGGTGTTTGTCAAAGGGTAGTTTTTGTCGTGGTAATCATCCATGTCCCAAAGGTCGTCAAAGGCGTGGAACGAATCCCACTCGGCCAAAACAATCTCTTGAACAACATCTTCGTCAATGCCCCCGAACATGAAGTCCCAAGGCTGAACCTTGGCGGTTGTACGGGTAAGCCCAATCACTCTGCACATCAGCGTCTCTCCTTCTTTGGCAAAGATCATGTACAGCCCCTTGGGCCAATCCTCCGCGCCCAACTCTTTAGCAAGCTCATCAATCATGTATTTCTCCGATCATTCGTTTGGTTGTAAAAAGGTCTTTGTGCTCTGGGTGCTTGGCCTTCCAGAGCCGTGCGTAAAAAGCGATGTGGTCATTTGAAATTTTGAAGTCTTCTCCTGTTGTAACGATTGATGTCTCCCACCTGATCCGGTTGATGATCAGCCAGTGACTGATCTTCTCCCGCTTGTGTCTGATGGCCTCAAAGGCGAACCGCTCAAAGTATTCCCACACCTGAGGGTTGGCCTTGTGCCACTCCCACCACAGCTTCTTCTTCTCAAGGAAGCTCTTTTTGGTACTGCTCACACCACTGCGAAACACCACAAAAGTTCCCGGCACATCGTCTTGGCTCTCCAGTTCTTGTCTCGACATAGCCCTTCTCCTTCTCGGCCAGTTCCGTGGCCTCTTCAATGGTTTTAAAAACACGGATCGCTGTCTTGCGACCTTCCCTCTTCACGGCGTATGTCGTCTCCGACATCCAGCGTTCCTCGTTGGAACAGTCTTGTTGCTGTTCACCAAAGTCGGCCTTCATCTTGGCATCGCGGTGCATCTCAAGACGGTTGCGGATGTAGGTCTCGGTCTTGATGCTGTCCCACAGCGGGATGTCCACCATGCAGATGGGGGCGGCAGGGTAGCCTTCCTTTGTTTCGTGTCGGTTGAAGTCCCTGACCAAAGCGCAAATCTTCAGGCCCACCACCTTCTTCTTCTTGACCGTCTCGACCAACCACTTATAGATGTTCAACTGCTCGGCCCACTCTTCCTTCTCCTGCATCACTGCCCACGCAGAGGTGAACTTGTAGTCGTGGATGATGATTCCCTTGGGCGTCTCTTCTTGAAGGTCGATCGCCCCGCTGATCTTGACCCCGTCCACGTCAGCGAAGATGCGCTCTTCCTTGAGCCAGCCCGGGGTGTCGCCACGCTCCATCACCACATGGAGGGCAGAGCCCAACAGGCTCCACAACATATCGCTGGCATCCTGCGTGATCTGCTCGGAGTACTTCTCCCGCAAGCGGCGGATTTTGGGAGGAGACATGATCTCTGTAACGCTGTACTGAGCATCACCCTTGCTATAAAATTCGGCCTTTGCAAGGGTGACCAGAGGTTCTGGTACATTGTGAACGTTCGTAATTTTCATCTTTTCTCCAAAGGTTGCTATGACTGACATCTCCAATGATAGTGATGATACACCAGAATTGCAAGCCCTTGTGCAAATTATTTTTGGTGAGCCAGCATCGAAGGCCAACAGCAGGAGGGTGGTGAAGTTCGGGGGGATGTCCCGTCTGATCAAGTCGCAGAAGGCGTTGAACTACTCTGATGCTTTTCGGCAACAGTGCCAGCCGTTGGCTACGCTGATGACGGGTGATCTGCGAGTTACTCTGCACATCTTCTACGCCAGCCGAAGGCCAGACTTGGACGAGTCGTTGATCCTCGACCTGATGCAGGGGTTGATCTATGAGAACGACAGGCAGGTGAAGGAGCGCCATGCGTACTGGGGGCTTGACCCCGAGAACCCACGGGCAGAAATACTGGTGGAGAAGATCGAGTCCGTTGCCCCAATAAAAAAGCCCCAGCGCAAAGGCCGGGGCTGAAGGAGAAGCAACTGCAAGGGGAGACACCCTGCCCTGCCAGTGTAAACGAAAAGCAGGCCGGCGTGCAGCTCGCAGGCAGCCGGTTGAGCTGTAATGTTTAAACGCATAACTCCACTTGTAACGTCTGTAACCTCTGATACCCTCGCCTTTTTGGCGATTAATATCCATAGCGTTTAAACGCAAACCCTGTGTGAACCCTGTATGAACCCCGTGGTTCTGCCGTGGTTCTGCCGTGGTTCCAGTAACGTCCAACAACATCCAACAACATTCAACGAAGACAAATATTTTTCAACAAGGTGCTTGACACTGGTTGAAATGTGGTGGTACAGTGAAGCTGTTGCCGTAGCAAGTGACAGAAATTGAAGCCGCTTACACATGCGATTCCGCTTTGCCTAATGCCCGTTGAGAGGTATTAGGCAAGGTTGCTACCGGGATCGCAGTTGCAAGCGGCTTTTTTACGTCTGTACTTTCCACGACTTCCGTACTCCGCACGACAGCAGGGGCCGCAAGTGGGGCCGCTCGGAAGAAAACCGCGACACGGTATGACTCACGTCTAGGGGGCAGTTCCCGAATAATCCGTGCGGCTGGTCGAATCATCAAGCCGAGGGTAGACGGACGATCCGTCACATGATGATCCTGCTTTGCAGGGGTGGAACCTTCCCCTTCTCCTCACATCCCGTGGGGTAGGGGGTCTTTGGGTGGAAACTATCCATCCGGCGTAAAAGAACAGAGAGCAACAGAGATGGACATACTGAGTAAGCGGGGCCAGCAAAGTCTGGCCGATGAGCAGAAAGCACGGGACATCTTCCTGAGTAACTACCCCATGTACAGCTACATCCAAACGCAGAAAGATCAACCCGCAGATGTTGATGCCTTACTGGTGAAGGATGGGGTCATTGCCGGGGTTGTCGAAACGAAGTGCCGTTATGACGTAGACCTTCACGGGTTCACCGAGCGTTACGAGAACTCATGGCTTGTCACGTTCGACAAGATCACCCGGGGCAAGCAGGTTGCTGATGCGATGTGTACCAAGCTGATTGGCTTCCTGTACATCGTTCCATCGGAGACCCTGCTTGTTCAAACAATATCAGACTGCGGCCTGTACGTGCCCAGCATCAAGATCATCACCACGCAGACCCAAGCAACTATCAATGGACGCACCGCTATACGCAGTAATGCGTACATTGACATGAGCAAGGCGAAGCATTTGGTTATGAAGTAAACGTAGATCAACGTCTACAAAACCAAGCGCCGCAAGGCATTCAAAAAAAAGGAAGAGTATGAGAGAAGAACGCATTTACATTGTTGGGACATCGGATAACAATGTCCGTCTGGTCAGGGCATCTTCAAGGCATCAAGCCTTGATTCATGTCGCACAAACATCGTTCGTGGTTCGTATGGCAAGTCAGAATGACTTGGTTGATGCGATCACCAACGGGGTCAAGGTGGAGAACTACCGCCCACCAGAACAGACGGAACTCTCTCTGGAGGGTTAAATTTTCGGGGGGAAAGCGGATGCTGGTGATTGGGAGACCTTCACGCGCTATGCCACAAGCCTAGAGCAAACAGACGTAGCCAGTACCCCCACCAACATGATGGCCCCTCTCGATCAGGGCCAGTAACAGGAGTCGCAATGCCACGGAACTACAAAGAAGAGTACGCCAACTACGATGGGACAGAGGCGGTGAAGAAGAAAAGGGCGCAGAGAAACAAAGCCCGGAGAATGTTGGAGCGTGAAGGGGTCGTGAAGAAGGGTGACGGCAAGGATGTCGATCACATGACCCCTCTCAGTAAAGGCGGGACATCTGCTCGCAGCAACCTCAAAGCGAAACCGGCCTCGGCCAATCGGTCGTTTAAACGCACAAGCTCAGGGGCCATGAAATGATTGAGGCTCTTGTAGCTGATACACATTTCCACGACTCGACCCGGGTCATCTGCCCATTCTGCACACCTGACCGCAGAAAACAAAACCTCAAAGACATGACGCTGACCCGCAAGGATGACGGCGCAGTTGTCTATCACTGCCACCACTGTTACGCATCGGGTTCTGTGCAACCCAAGGAGACCAAATTGTCAGTTGTACCTGCTCAGTCAATCGTCAGCAACAGGCTTACCTTCCAGCATTACCAATGGCTCAAGTCGAGGGGCATATCGGAGATCACCGCAGACTCAATGAGGCTCTTTTCGGCGGAGAAGTTCTTCTCCCGGCTGAGTAAACCCACACAGGCGGTTGGCTTCCCGTACTACCGAAACGGGGCGCTGGTCTCGGCGAAGTACCGAAGCATCGAAGCGAAGGATTTCACACAAGACGCAGGTGGGGCACATGATTTCTTTGGCATCGACAAGGTGGAGAAGGGCCAGCCCCTCATCATTGTCGAAGGCGAGATGGACTGCCTGACCGCCATCGAGGCAGGTATCAAGAACGTGGTGAGCGTCCCGGGCGGCGCACCAGTTAAGGTTGCAGACGGCAAGGTACTGCCGACAGAAGACAAGAAGTTTGGGTTTGTGTGGAACGCCCGAGAGATCATCGATGCCGCACCCTACGTTGTGCTGGCGACTGATCAGGACGGCCCCGGTCAGGCTCTGGCAGAAGAACTCGCAAGACGCATCGGCAAAGAGAAGTGCCGACTCGCCAAGTTTGAATGGAAAGATTTAAACGACGCATGGCTCGACGATGACCCGACGGCGGAGCTAAACCCGGTTGAACGTTTAAACAAGATCATCGAAGACGCAGAACCGTATCCCATCAATGGCATTTCCGAAGCCACGGCCTACGCTGACAAGATCAACGACCTCTACACCAAAGGCACGGGTAAGGGGTTCAGCACGGGCTACCCATCCATTGACAGCCTTTACACCATCGCACCGGGGCAGATGACGGTGGTCACGGGCTACCCATCGTCTGGTAAGTCGAACTTTGTGGATCAGTTGATGGTCAACCTCGCACGGGACAACGACTGGAAGTTTGCGATCTGCTCTTTCGAGAACCAGCCCGAAGTCCACATCACCCGACTGATGGAACTCTACACATTCCAATCCTTCTACGAAGGCCGGGATCGGATGAGTAAACAGGTATCGGATGATGCGTTTAAATGGGTCAACGAACACTTCCTCTTCATCGATACCAATGGCGAAGAACCCAGCACGTTGGATTCGATCCTGACACGGGCACGGGCGGCGGTGAAGCGCATGGGTGTGCGTGGTCTGGTGATTGACCCGTACAACTACATCGAGATGCCCGGATCGGACAAGACCGAGACGAACGCCATCAGCGAGATTCTCACCAAGGTGAAGAAGTTCTGCATGGCCCACGATGTACACACATGGTTCGTGGCCCATCCCAGCAAGATCACACGCTCGGGTGTGGAGCAACCAAGGCCGGACGGTATGTCGATCAGCGGCTCGATGGCATGGTGGGCGAAGACCGACTGCGGTATCACGATCCACCGCAAAGACAATTACACGGAGTTGGCGGTCTGGAAGTGCCGCTACCGCTGGGTAGGGACGCAGGGTGAGACTACCCTGATATTCAACAAAACCGCAGGTACGTATTCCGAGAACTTGGATATGTTCTGAAAAGTACAGACGAAAAAAAAGAAGGGGGGAGAAGCTTGATGCCTCTCCCCCCTCTTCATTTCAATGCATGAAACACTGCAGTGGTTACAGTGTTGTAGCGCCCGTAGATTTGCGGGCTGTCAGAGTGCGTGTAAACGCACCATCGCATGCGCTCGTACCTGATGAACTTCTCGCCCCGTTTGAACCTCTGCTTGTCGGGATGAATCTCCAGCAAATGGTCGAACTCAATGGCTTGTCGGGCGAAGTGTGGGCACGGGTCACGCAGGGTTTTGATCTTACGCACAGATGTAGTCGTAGGTTTCGGTGTCGATCTGTAGGCCGGGGAAAAACAGGTATCGGCCCTCCACAAAAGGCAGGGCACCAGCATTTCCAATGATGGTTGCGACACACCAGATGTCGATGGGTTCATCGATCACGACAGCGAGGACGAAGTCCACCTTGTCAGTGCCGTTGTCATAGATGGTGACTTTGAACTTCTCTTGGCGCAGGGCATCGATTATGTGTTTCATTAGTGCATCTCCTTGAGTTCGGGGCGCATGGCTTTTTCCATGCTGTAAAAAAAGTTCATCTTGTTGATGAAGTGATCCCGGTCATCCTGAGACAACTGGCAGAGCATCTGGGCGAGAAGGGCGAAGGCGTCCTCCCTGTCCAGATGGTTTGAGTCGAGAGCCATCACGATCTGGTCGTAGGCTTCATTCATGTGTTTAAACGCATCCTCTTCTACGGTCATCAGTCTGGCCTCCACAAAAACAGGTCAAGCCCAAGAATGGTGATGGCGAATGCGTAAACGATCAGTCTTGCGTAGATCATGACCCTGCTCCATGTGGGCCGTTGGATCGGGTGTCGTCATCGGCGACCTCCTCCGAGATGTCGCTGATTTCCCAGTGGGCATCACCAGCGTAGTTGCCGTTTTCGATCTCCCTCCAAGCCAACTCCTCGGCCTCGGTGGGGTCTCGCGCATCAACGTTGATGGTGATGTACACGGTGCGGGTCAGTTCGACTGCGTAGTGGTTCATGTTCTCTCTCCTAAAAAGCCCCCGAAGGGGCGGGTTGATTAAGCGGCAAGCTTGATCTGCTTGAATGAAACAGCGCCGATGTCCTCGGGCTTGCGGATGGTGACGGCGTTGCCGTAGATGTCGGCGATGTCGGTGTTGATGCCGATGCCGATGGTCGTCACACCGAAGGCGTTGCCAGAGGCTACCTGTTGGCGCACACCATCAACGTTGCCTCGCCCGTCAGTGATCACGAAGGCCAGCTTGCGGTTCTCTTGGCGCTTGATCAGCATCTGGTGGGCATGGCGCAGGGCGGCGTAGTCGTTCGTTCCACCCGCTGGCTTCACCGTGCCCAGCAGGGCGCTGGTCTTGCGGTGATTGCCATCGAAGGTCTTCAACTCGAACACGTAAGTGCCGAAAGCCACCACGGCAACCTTGACCCCGGCGGCAGTCAGGGTGTCCATCAGCGCACGGCAAGCCTGAACCGCAGACACAACACGGTGCTTTTTGGGGTCGTCATTGCCGAACATCGAACCGCTGATGTCCAGCAGGATCACCACGGCAGAGTCGATACCCTCGACATCGAGGCGGCGTTTAAACACACGATCGTTTCCAGCGGCAACACCCGGGAGGGCGTGGACGTTGACAGAACCGAACTTGCGGTTGCGGCTGAACTCAGTGATGCCCGAGTTTTCGAACAGGCGCTTGACCTCGTAGCGAAGCTTGGCGGGAATCGGTACATCGGTGACCTCGATCCTGCCACCCGTGCAGACCTTGCCACTCCGCACGTCATAGTCGGCGCTGTAATTGCCCATCGCGCCACCCTCTTCAAGCTTGGGTTCGACCTCACGGGCCTGAACACCCTCGGGTGATTTGATGGGGGAAGGCTTTTCACCCTCGGCAGTACCCTCACCCTTACCCTCGTCATTTGAGGGGCTTGTAGGCCCATCCTGTGGCTCTGAGGGTGTGTTCTGGTCGGCCTTCTTGCCCTTGGGCTTGTCCTTGGGCTTGTCCTTGGGCTTGTCCGACTCTTGCTTGATCTGGTCATAGACCCACTCAGCGACCAGCAAGGTGTCGGCGCTGGAGGTGGCGTTGTAGCACCGCCGAGCGGCCTCATCGAAGATGGGCAACAGGCGGGGGTTGACGGGCAACTTCACGGTGGCGTGTTTGCGGCAGTGGACAGCCAGCAGGTAGGGGTACTGCGCTGGGTCGTCCCAGTCGGTCACCTCTGCCAGTGCTTGGCGGTTCATGGTGTCGATCAACTCACCCAGCAGGGGGGCGATGTTGCCCAAGATTCCCCACTGGATGCCCGTGTTCTCGATCCAACCGTCCTCCACGGCGTTGTGCAGTTGCTGGATGTACTGGCTCGATCCACGCACGTTGAAGTTGGTGTACTTGCTGTGGAGCAGTTCATGCACCACGTACCCAGCGTACTTCAAGACCAGCGCACGGCTGATAATGGCCTCATCGGTGACGTTGGACAAGTACAGGTCGTTGCTACCGCTCATGCCAGCGGTCTGCACGTCAGCCAGCCAGTAAACCTTGATTTTCTCAAGGCCAAGGGACTGGGCGGCTTTGTGTGCGAACGACTCAAGGCCCTGTCGGAACTGATACCCGCGCAGGTTGGGGCGGGAGAGAATGGTTTCGATGTTCATGTGAACCTCACAGGTACTGGTTGATGGTGTCCTCGTTGATGCAGGACACGTATATGGCGGTCAAGCCGGGAAGCGACTCGGCTGGTTGACGGGCGGCAATGGTCGTGGCCCATGCCTTGTCGATGGGCAACACCCGCAGGGCACGAACAAAACCGATCACCGAGCGGATCGATGGGGCATCGATCACCTCGCCCGTCTGCACCTTCTCACGGGCCAAGCGCACGGCGGCAAGGATATGCTCGGCAAGCTTAGGATGGCACTTGGTGTGGCGCACCACGGCCTCGACCTCCGACTCGATGGGCAGGTAGCCGAACTCCACCACACGGGCGAAGCGATCGACCAAGGCGCTGTTCATTGAACGTGTCCCGGCGTAGCGGCCCGAGTCGTCACCATTCCCGAGGGTGTTGTCGGCGGCGAACACCAGCACACCGGGGGCACGGCTCTGGACAGACCCGCCAAAAGACACGGCGCTGTTGGGCTCCAAGAACCCGTTGAGCGGGGCCAGTTCGCCGGGGTCGGCGTTGGTCACCTCGTCCAGCAGGATCACGGTGCTGGGGTGAGTGAAGGCGGCGAGGAAGTCGCCACGCTTGAACACGGTCTGACCATTCTCCAAACCCACCGCACCGATGTAGTCCTCGGCGCTGGTGTACTTGTGAAAGTTGATGCGTTTAAACGCACGGCCTGTGACTGCGGCAAACTGTCGGGCGGTCTCTGACTTGCCCGTGCCCTTGGGGCCACCGAACCACACGTTCTCGCCTGTCTCTTGCGTCAACAGCAGGTGCTGGAGGATGTCGTGCGTCCAGATGAAGTGAGGGTCAACAGCCGGGGCAGTCGGGTCGTTCCAGATGTCCACCGTGAGGGGGTTCCCGGCTCGATCCAACACGTTCACGCCGAACGCATCGAGGCAGGTCTCGGTGCTGACCACACGCACAGAGGACAGGTCGGCGACCACGGCCTGAGCGCCAGCGGCCTCGACTGCGGCCTTGAACGGTGCAAACGCATCAGCGACCACACGGGCCACGGCCTCTTCTACCTTACGGTCATCGACCTTCACCTTGCTGGCCTTGCTGATCTTCTCGAGGCTGGCCTTGATCTGGTCGAGGTCGGCGGTGCGGTCTTCACGCTCGATGGCGAGGCGGGTATTGAGGTTGGTCAGGTCGGATTTGAACCCGTCCCTCATGTCCTGAACCGCTTGCAGGGCATCGAGAGCATCAGCGGCGGCACGACCCGCCACGGCGGCAACAGCGGGGTCTGCCTGAGGGATTGCCGAGGCAGGTGGTGCGGCTGGTGGGGCGTTGCGGATGGCGTCCAACGTCAGCTTGCCGTGGTGGACGGCCTCAGCCAGCAGGTCTGCGGCGGTGTTTTTCTGGTTGCTCACCGACCCCAGCAGGGGGCGACTGTCACCGTGCAAATCCCAAGCGCCCATGACACGGGCGATGGGCAACTTCAAGATTTCGTTTTTGATTGGGGTGAGGGTATTCGTGGCGATCATGGCTGGTCTCCTGTTTAAACGAGGTTGAGGGTGTCACTGTCCTGTGGGCAGGACGGTAGGCCAAGGGCGGCCCACTTAGAGGTGAGGCGTACTGTGTACCCACAGGATGGGCACACGGCCTTCAACATCCGGGTGGTCTGCACCTTCTTTGTGTTCATGGTCAGGGCCGCATGAGGGTATGCGCCGAGGGACGAGATGATCTCGCCGAAGGTCGGCTCAAAGGTAGAGGAACGGCCCGTGGCTTTCCAACCTTTCGGGCCAGCACTTGGCACAAGGTGCATCAGGGCGGCGACCTTCTGGAAGTTGAGGCCGTGGTTCATGGCCCCGGCAGTCGAGTGGCACAACTCATGCACCAGCACCTCGAACACCAGCAAGGGGTTGTCCAAGGTGGGGCTGATCAAAACCTCAAAGGTCTTGTCTGCGGAGGCGGTGTCGGCCCAGCATTCACCGATAGCACCCGAACGCTTGGCGTTCGATGGAAACCCGCACGTCACACGAACGTTCTGCGGCAGGGGTTTGTTGATGGCATCAAAGAAGGGGCGCAGTTCATTCACGGCGGCGGTCAGCCAGTCTTCACGGTTGGTGGTTGTCATATCGATCTCCTGAAAGTAGCACTAGTGTACTGTTTAAATTGAATCGGTCAAGCCTTGACCACATGAGCGCCAAGGATGTCGTTGAAACGATCCGATCCGACCCGCTCAATCAGCAGATCGACCTGAGCTTGGGCCAGAGGTTTGACCTCGGGATAGGTGAACCCGTAGGTGCTGACGGGGCAACCACGGTACATGGCCTCAAGGTGCAGGAGCTTGCCGCCCGAGCCGGGATCGGACACGACCCATTCACCCGAGTCGTTTTTGTGGACGTGCAGGGTGTGGGTGACTGCCCCGGCATGGCAGATCAGCAGGTGGGACTTGACGGTCTTGATTTCGGAGCCGTCACGGCGGCGCAAAGTGATGGTGGGCATGGTGCTCTCCTTTAGATTTTGAAGATTTCGTCAGGGCTGACGATCATGTTTGCGGGGTAGCCTGAGCGGCTTTGCTCGGCGGGAATTTGCAGGATCGGCGGACGGCCAGAGGTCAGCTTGTTTCGGGCATCCAAGACCCAAAACTCACCCACCCCGGGCCAGTTGTGGTGGGCATCGACCCAAGCCAAGATTTCGTTAACGCCTTTTTGTGTGATGTCGTACATGGTTTCTCTCCGTTTGGGATTGCACTCACAGGCCCAGCAAGCTGGGCTAGTGGCTGAAATCATCCTTTGGGGTGGCAGATGCCACTTTCAATGAGGTGCTGGGCGGTGCGACCAAAGAAGCCTTGCAGTTGCCACGCAAGGCCCGTGTCGATCAGTAGTTGCCACGCCTCGATGTAGGTGTCTTGGTCTTCAACCTCGGTCACACCCTCGGCGATCATCACGGCGTCAATTGTTGAGATGGTCATGGCGGTCACCCAAAGAACCCGAACAGGGCAAGCTTGACGGTGATTGCCGAGCCGATGAGGGCGAACAGGGCGGCGGTCAGTGCCGCCTCTTTGATGATTTGTTTTTTGGTCATGATTGTTTTTTCCAGTTGGTGTAGTCATCAGCAGATTCAAATGCCCAAAACCCGCCAGTTGCCCGTGCAACAGCACAGGCCCACGGGGCACGTTTGTAGGCGGTTCGGTAGGTTTTGCACTCGATGAATTGTTTTCTCATGGTCGGGCTCCAAGTTGACGTTGACGATCACGGATGGCATCCAACTCGCACAGCAGTTTTTGCTGGTACGGTGTCGGGTCTTTGTGCAGGGAGAGGGTCTCGTAGACATCGTCCATTGCTCGCTTGCACTGGGCGGCGTCATATTCCCGCATCTTGTTGCGGAAGGTGTCCATCATTTGCTGGTACATGGCTGGTCTCCGTTCAGGCGTAGGTGTTAAGGGCATCGGCGCAGGACAGGTCGAGAGCGTGGAGGCAGATCAAGTCCTGCCAGTCGGTGATGGGGGCTTGCTCCAATTGCTGGAGCAGTTCCACCACGTCACGCTTGGTGCGGGTGGTGTACTCAAACTGCTGGAAGGTCAGCATGGCACGTTGCACCCGGTTCCAGTTGGCGCTGTTGGGGTTGTGGACGAACTCGTCATTGGCTTGGGCCAGTGCGGTCTTGACCCAGATGGTTGCGAGTTTCTGTGCGGCGGTTTGGTTTTCAGTCATGTCGTCTCTCCGGTTGTTGAACAAAATCCAGTGATGCCCACTCAATGAATGGGCATCGGTTGACTTTGTTGTTTGCTCTACCGCCAAACAGCGGTGCAAGGCTTGAACCTTGCCTGACTTGCTCCCGGACTTCCTCCGGGTTTCGCCTCAGACCAACCGTATACCGGGCTGTTCGGTGAAGCACTATTGCTAGTGCATGGCTGAATCATATCACTAGTTTAAACAGGGGGTCAATAGATACCTGAGCAAACTGTAGGGTTATTGGGTTGAGGGCCAGCCATCGGGTGCTGACGTAAGGGGTGAGACGCAGGGATCAGGTGCTCTTATATGTAGGTGCCAACACTGCAAATGAAGGGGCCTACAAGGCCCTGAAAGGGGTTCAAGCGGGGTTGGTATAGGTGTGATCAATACAGGGCCGACAAGGCCGTTGTGCGATGAAAAAGTATTAAGAAACTTATCCACAGTATCCACAGGACGTTGTGGATAACTCAACTTATCAACAGGTCGTTGTGGATTGGTGTGGACAACTTTGTAGTACCTTTTCATCGCACAAGTGCTTTAAACGGGCGATCGAGGGTGGGTGAAGGGGTAGGTGGCTTGGACATACGATCGGGGCTCTGGTAGACTCCGGCGTGCGAACGGTGCTGGACGTTTAAACAGACTGGTCGAAACCACAGGAGCGAAACAATGAGCGATACACAAAGGCCCGGGAGGGCCACGAAAGACGAACTGCTGGCGGCATTGGAAGCGGCGCACCTGAATGAGGACGAGGGTGAGGATGAAGGCCCGGTCTTGAGCGAAGCGGAACGGTTAGCCGCTCACGCAGAACCACCGCAGATGAGAGTGGATGGAAAGCCAAAAGGCACAGAGGAATACAAGAGGGTGCAACCCTTGACGGCATCAGCGATGGAATTCACGAAGGGGCTTATCTCTGGGAAAACCATGCGCCAAGCCTACCGAGACGCATACCCAAACGCCAAGGGATCGGATCAGGTGATCACCAGTGCGGCCTACAGACTGAGCCGTGATCCACGCATACAAAGCGCCTTGCAAGAGGCGTGGGGTGAGACAGTCGAAGTGCTGGCAGAGGACACAGCGGCGACCAAACGGTACGTGCTCAAAGAGTTGTTGGCACTGACTAAAGGGGCCAAGCAAGAGGGCAGTCGGTTGAAAGCCCTCGAACTGATGGGCAGGGCGGCAGGAATGTTCCAGATAGCGAAGGAAGAGACAGCAGAGAAACCCAGCGCAGAGCAACTGAGACGTGAACTGTCGGGGCACTTGAAGCTGTTGGACAACGTGAAGCCTATGCCCAAGCGCAAGGGCGGCGTGTAAACGCTCCCTCTACAGTCATCCCGGCGACCCCCACCCACCCCCCACCCGGCCCGATGCGACCCAGCCGCCCGGCTACGCTATACGCTCTAATCCACACAAACGAATATGTTTTCCCAGACACCCCCCGTCACTTCCCAAATTCCCACCCCCCGGGGGTACATATATTTTTTGAAAGACCCTTGCGAACGTTCTGATTGGGTGTAAACTTGTTTAAACGGAGGAACCGATGAACGCGAGTCATCAGCTTGTTTTGGATTTCATCAAGGCGTATGTACGTTTACACGGAGTGGCTCCGTCGTATTCGGTGATTGCACGTGGGTTGGGTTTGAAGAGTAAATCGAATATTCACCGTGTGGTGCACATCCTGAAGGATGAGGGGTTACTCGTGGTGAAGCCGTACAAATTCAACTCGATCAAACTGATTGACCGCAGTGTTCGCGGGGTAGCTTCTCTATGATGACTCGCGCAGAGGTGGAGAAGTACCGGGAGCTAATTCCGTTGGTGGATGATCTTGAGCGTGCGAAGATCATGATGCTTTTGGAGTACGACAGGATTGAGAAGTGCAAAGAGTCGTTTATTTACTTTGCATCCCACATGTGGCCGGGGTTTATTTCCGGTAAACACCACCAGATCATGGCGAGCGCTTTTGAGCGCGTCGCCAAGGGAGAGCTGAAGAGGTTGATCATCAACATGCCTCCTCGGCACACCAAGTCCGAGTTTGCTTCCTACCTGCTACCTGCTTGGTTTCTAGGTAAATACCCTGAGAAGAAGATCATTCAGACTGCTCACACCGCAGAGCTGGCTGTGGGTTTTGGCCGTAAGGTGAGGAACTTGGTTTCCTCTGAGGCGTTCTCCCGGGTGTTTGATACGAAGCTGTCCTCCGATTCAAAGGCAGCCGGCCGGTGGAACACGGACAAGGGTGGTGACTACTTCGCTATCGGTGTGGGCGGTGCGGTAACCGGTAAGGGCGCAGACCTTTTGATCATTGACGACCCCCATTCGGAACAAGAAGCCAAACAGGGAAACCCCGCAGTCTTTGACAATGTGTATGAGTGGTACACATCCGGCCCTCGGCAGCGTCTTCAGCCCGGTGGTGCCATCATCATTGTGATGACCCGATGGTCCAAGAGGGACCTGACCGGCCAAATCTTGAAGAACTCGGAAAAAGACGGTGTAAACGACTGGGAGGTTATCGAGTTCCCCGCCCTTCTGCCGTCGGGCACCCCGCTGTGGCCCGGGTTTTGGAAGAAGGAAGAACTGGAAGCCATCAAGGCCGAGATTCCAGTCTACAAGTGGGAAGCCCAGTACCAACAGAATCCCACCTCACAGGAAAACGCGATCATCAAGCGCGAAAGCTGGCGGGTCTGGGAGTCGGAAGTCGCTCCGTCATGCGACTACATCATCCAGAGCTGGGATACGGCCTTTGAGAAGTCAAACCGGTCCGATTATTCGGCCTGCACCACATGGGGAGTCTTCGACCAACCCAACCAAAGGGGCGAGATGAAGCCCAACATCATCTGCCTTGACTCGTTTAAACAGCGCATGGAGTTCCCGGAGCTGAAGCAAAAAGCCCTTGAGCTTTACCAAGAGTGGGAACCTGACACCCTCATCATTGAAAAACGCGCCTCTGGCGCTCCGTTGATTTATGAACTCCGACAGATCGGCGTTCCTGTTTCGGAGTACACACCGAGCAAGGGAAGCGATAAGATTGCGCGTGTAAACGCGATCTCCGATCTCTTTGCCTCTGGGGTTGTCTGGTGCCCGGATACAAGGTGGGCGGATGAATTGATGGAAGAGCTTGCATCCTTCCCCAATGGCGATCATGACGACCTTGTTGACTCAACAAGCCAAGCATTGCTCAGATTCAGGCGCGGCGGCTTCATCAGTCTCGATAGCGACGAAGAAGATCAGCCAAACCTCCGCCGCAGACGAGCGGCATATTACTAAGGTGTAAACATGGCAACGAACATTGACAAAGCTCTCTACCAACAACCCATGGGCATCGACGCAGCTGCCATAAAAGAGGAGCCGATCGAGATTGAAATCATCGACCCCGAGGCAGTCAACATTGACATGGGTGGTCTTAAGATCAGCATCGAGAAGGCCGAACCCAGCGTTAATGATTTCGATGCCAACCTCGCCGAATACCTCCCAGAGAGCTCCATCCAGCTCATGGTCTCCGACTTGGATGGCGACATCGACAACGACCGCAACTCTCGCAAGGAGTGGGAGAAGGCTTACGTCACCGGCTTGAAGCTCTTGGGCCTACAGATCGAAGAGCGTACTGAGCCTTGGGATGGTGCTTCCGGTGTCTTCCACCCCATGATCACCGAAGCTGTTGTCAGGTTTCAGTCAGAGACGATCACCGAGACCTTCCCTGCGGCCGGTCCGGTTCGGACCAAGATCGTCGGCAAAGAGACCCCAGCCAAGAAAGAAGCCGCCCAGCGGGTTCAAGAGGACATGAACTTCCAATTGACCGAGGTCATGCAAGAGTTCCGCCCTGAGCATGAGCGCATGCTCTGGAGCTTGCCCGCTACCGGCTCGGCATTCAAGAAGGTCTACTACGACCCCAGCATCGGCCGGCAGACCTCCATCTTCATCCCCGCAGAAGACATCCTCCTGCCCTACGGAACATCGGACATCCAAAGTTGCTACCGCGTCACCCACGTGATGCGCAAGACCAAGAACGAGATTCTTGAATTGCAACAGGCCGGTTTCTACTGCGATGTCGAGCTGGGTGATCCAGACCGTGCCATCGATGAAATCAACAAGGCCAAGGACAAAGAGACCGGCTTTGCCGACTTAAACGACGAGCGCTTCACCCTGTATGAGAGCCATGTCAAACTGGTTTTCAAAGACGACCCCCTCTCCGACAAAGACGAAGACGGCGAACTCACCGGCATCGCTCTACCCTACGTGGTGACCTTCATCCGTGGCACCAACACCGTTTTGTCCATCCGCAGAAACTGGAATGAGGACGACAGTCTTCATCTCAAGCGTCAGCACTTCGTTCACTATCAGTACATCCCCGGCTTCGGTGCCTATGGCTTTGGTCTCTTTCACCTGATCGGCGGGTTCGCCAACTCGGCCACCAGCCTGATGCGCCAGCTGATCGACGCAGGTACATTGAGTAACCTGCCCGGTGGCTTGAAGAGCCGTGGTCTGCGCATCAAGGGTGATGACACCCCGATCGCACCCGGCGAGTTCCGCGACGTGGATGTCGGCTCCGGCACGATCCGCGACAACATCTTGCCCCTGCCTTACAAGGAACCCAGTCAGGTTCTGATGGCCCTGCTGGGTAACATCGTTGAAGAAGGCCGTCGTTTTGCCGCAACGGCCGACATGAAGGTCAGCGACATGGGTGCCAACGCTCCCGTGGGTTCGACACTTGCTTTGCTCGAGCGCCAGCTGAAGGTCATGACCGCAGTTCAGGCCCGGGTGCACTTCACCCTGAAGCAAGAACTCCAGCTCTTGGCCGCGATCATCCGCGACTACACGGACGATGAGTACACCTACGAGCCGGACGGCGAAGAAGGCCCCCGCGCAAAGAAGAGCGACTACCGCAACGTGGACATCCTGCCCGTCAGCGATCCCAACGCGGCAACCCTGTCCCAACGGGTGGTCCAGTACCAAGCTGTCATCCAGCTGGCCCAAATGGCCCCGGACATCTACGACCTGCCCATGCTGCACCGTGGCATGCTGGACGTGTTGGGCATCAAGAACGCAGACAAACTGGTCCCCATGGACGAGGATCAAAAGCCAACCGACCCAGTTTCTGAAAACCAGAATCTGCTTAAGGGTAAACCCGTAAAAGCGTTCCAGTATCAAGACCACGAGGCGCACATTCAGGTGCACATGTCGGCGATGCAGGACCCCATCATCATGCAGTTAGTGGGTCAAAACCCACGGGCCGGCGCTATTCAAGCCGCAACCATGGCCCACATCGCGGAGCACGTTGGATTTGCCTATCGACAGAAGATTGAGCAGCAGCTGGGTATGCCTTTGCCTCCAGAAGGCGAGCCTTTGCCTCCACAGATCGAGTTGGCGCTGTCTGGAATGATGGCCCAAGCAGCTCAACAGGTTCTCCAGCAGAGCCAAGGTCAGGTTGCCCAAGAGCAGGCCCAACAACAAGCGCAGGACCCCGTGGTTCAGATGCAGCAAAAGGAGCTGGAGCTCAAAGAACGCGAAGTTGCCATCAAAGAAGGCGGTCTGCAGCTCAACCAACAAAAGCTTGCAGTCGATGCAGCCGACAAGGCAGACAAAACAGAGCTGGCCGAGAAGAAATTGGCGATCGACGCCCTTGATAAGGCCGACAAAACCGAACTTGCTGAAATCATGGCCATGCGTAACGCACAGAAAGGCATCCAATGAGCGCAGAAATTGATTCTTTTGTACGAGTTCTCAGGGAAAAAATCCGTGAGGACATGAACAACTACGCAGATGACGTGGCCACGGGCGCGTGCAAGGACTTTGAGGCTTACAAGCAGCTCTGCGGAATGATCCAAGGCTTGGCCCTTGCAGAGCGTCACATGCTGGACTTGGCCCGAAAGACCGAAACCGAGGATGAATGAGGATTTTTCCGTCGAAAGGCGGACTGTTCGCCGCACAGCTTGCGGTGTTTTTAGAAAGTAGAGCAATCAGATGAGTGAAATCATTCTGCCACCGGGCATTAGCCTGCCAAAACACATCCAACCGATCGACGCCCCAGACGAGAACGCGGATGCAGAGGAGAAAGCGTCAGTACTGCCGATCCCAACAGGTTACAAGCTGTTGTGCATCGTGCCAGAGGTTGATGAAAAGATTGCCGGCACATCGCTGGACCTCGTTCGAGACGCCGCAACCATGCGGGCAGAAGAACACGCAACCACTGTGTTGTGGGTCATGGCGGTCGGACCAGACGCGTACAAAGACACCGCCAAGTTCCCCTCGGGACCATGGTGTAAACCCGGTGATTTTGTGCTCGTGCGCACCTATACGGGTACGCGCTTCAAGGTGTTTGGTAAGGAGTTCAGAGTTTTGAACGACGACCAAATCGAATGTGTTGTTTTGGACCCCCGTGGGTACACCCGCGCTTAAAGGAGCAAAAATGCCTGAATACAAATTTCCCGACGAGTTGGAAAATTCCAACGACTCGACCGACAACGAGGTCGAGGTAGAGATTGTTGACGACACCCCGGAGAAAGACCGAGGTCGTGAACCGCTGAACCGTGAGGTGGCAGACCCCACCGACGACGAAATCAACAGCTACTCTGATGGCGTTCAAAAGCGCATCAAAGAGCTAACCCACGCCCGTCATGATGAGCGCCGAGCCAAAGAAGCTCTTCTACGAGAGAAGAAGGAGCTGGAGCGACTCGCCGAGCACATGGCGAATGAGAATAAAAAGCTCAAAGAATACGTGAAGTCCGGCAGCGAGCAGTACGCAGAGTCCATCAAGAAGGTGGCCGACAACGAACTGGAAGACGCCAAGCGAAAGTACAAGGAAGCCTACGAGTCTGGCGACTCTGACGCTTTGGTTGCAGCACAAGAGGCTATGACTGAAGCAAAGATGAAGACAGAAGCTGCAAAAAACTTTCGAGCAGCCCCTTTACAGGCTGACGAAGTTGATGTACAAACACCACAAACGCAAGTACCGCGTCAAGACCTCGATGACAAGACTGTTCGCTGGCAGGCAAAAAACCGGTGGTTTGGGGCTGATGGGTACGAGGAAGTTACCAGCTTTGCACTAGGGCTGCACCAGAAACTAGTCAACTCGGGGGTTGACCCTCGCTCTGATGATTACTTCGAGCGCATTGATGCTCGCATGAAGTCCACGTTTCCCGACATTTTCGGTGAGACTGAAGACAAGCCACGCTCCGGTGATGGCTCCAAGCGACCTACCTCGGTTGTTGCCCCCGCGACTCGTTCAACGGGCGCAAGAAAGGTCCAGCTTACTCCGACGCAAGTTGCGTTGGCAAAGAAGTATGGATTAACCCCGCAGCAATACGCTGCTGAAGTAGCAAAATTGGAGAAATCAAATGGCTGAAACTACAACCCGGACCCCTCGTGATCTTGAGTCACGCGCTAAAACAACTCGGTACGTGTATACACCGCCGAATGCATTGCCCGATCCGACACCCGAACCCGGTATGGTGTATCGCTGGATTGCGACCCACGTACTTGGTGAGGCCCAAAACACGAACGTGTCTACCAAGATGCGTGAAGGTTGGGAGCCGGTAAAGGCAGTAGACCATCCAGAGCTGATGCTGGAAGGCAATGCGAAGACAGGCAACGTCGAACTAGGTGGTCTCATGCTCTGCAAGATGCCACGCGAACGCGCCCAAGCCCGTGATGAGTATTACGCCAACCAAGCAAAGGCTCAGATGGAATCTGTGGATAACAGCTTCATGCGAAACAATGACCCACGCATGCCTCTGTTCGCTGATCGAAAGTCAACGACGAGTCGTGGTGGATTTGGTTCAGGTTCAAAGTAACAAGGAGTCCTTAAATGGCTACAACCGCTTCCCCATACGGCCTGCGTGCCGTAAACCGTAACGACGGCATGCCCTATGCCGGCGCTACGAGCCAATTCCTGATCAACCCCGCAGGTTTGGCATCCAACCTCTTCAACGGCCAAGTTGTCATCATCAACGCCGCAGGCTATGTTGCTTTGGCAACCGCCAACGGTGAAGACTTGACGACCAACAACCTCGGCGGCGCTAACGTCGGCGCTTTGGGTGTGTTCGTCGGCTGTTCGTACATCAACGCACAAGGTCAGCAGATTTACGGCCAGTACTACCCCTCCGGCACAACCGGCGTGGTGACTGCATACGTGATCACCGACCCCAATGTGACGTTCCAAGCCCAGCTGGATGGCGTTGCCGACCAGTCGGACCTCGGTGCGAACACCTTCTTTGCCGCTGTGCAGAGCACCAGCACTGGTTCTACCACCACTGGTAACTCGACCAGCGCACTGGAGTCCACCACTGTGACCACGGCCGCCGCGTTCAAAATCATCGGTTTCGCTTCTCCAGTGTCCGATGCCTTCCCTGACGTGTTGGTTAAATTCAACCCCGGCGCTCACGCCTTCACCAACGCCGTCGGCATCTAAGGAGCTAAATCATGGCTATTTCACGCGCACAACTGCTCAAAGAACTGCTCCCCGGCTTGAACGCTTTGTTCGGTCTGGAGTACGCTCGCTACGGCGAAGAGCACAAGGAAATCTACGAGACCGAAAGCTCTGAGCGTTCGTTCGAAGAAGAGACCAAGCTGGCCGGTTTTGGCGCTGCACCTGTCAAGAACGAAGGCTCTGCCATCGCTTACGACAACGCGCAGGAAGCCTTCACTGCTCGCTACACCCACGAAACCATCGCTCTGGGCTTCTCCATCACTGAAGAAGCTGTGGAAGACAACCTGTACGACAGTCTGTCTGCCCGCTACACCAAGGCTTTGGCTCGCGGTATGGCCTTCACCAAGCAGGTCAAAGCTGCTGCTGTGTTGAACACCGGCTTCGCTGGCACCGCTCTCGGCGGCGACGGCGTGTCTTTGTTCGGCAACAACAGCTCCGGCACTCGCGTTGGTCACCCTCTGGTCGGCGGCGGCGTTAACTACAACAGCCCCACCACTGGTGTTGACTTGAACGAAACCTCCCTCGAAAACGCAACGATCCAGATCGCTGCTTGGGTGGACGAGCGCGGCCTGTTGATCGCTGCCAAGCCTGTCAAGTTGGTTATCCCTCCATCGCTCATGTTCGTCGCCAAGCGTCTGCTTGACACCGAATTGCGCGTGGCTACCGCCGACAACGACATCAACGCGTTGAAGTCGATGGGCACCATCTCTGGTGGCTATACCGTCAACCACTTCTTGACCGACAACAACGCTTGGTTCTTGACCACTGACGTTCCAAACGGTTTGAAGCACTTCGAGCGTTCGCCTATGCAGACCTCGATGGACGGCGACTTCGACACCGGCAACGTGCGTTACAAAGCCCGTGAGCGTTACAGCTTCGGCTTCAGTGATCCACTGGGTATCTGGGGCTCTTCGGGTTCCTAATCCACCGGATTGAAAAAAGGGGGCTTCGGCTCCCTTTTTTTATTGCATCGGTTTAAACGCAATGGTATATTGCAAGCACCCCGGACTTTTCCGGTGTTCTGACGGCTCCGGGCCGACGACATGCAGACAGAACACCTCAACTCGCATGTGAGGAATCATCATGGCTTCAACCACCTTCTCCGGCCCAGTCACATCGACAAACGGCTTCATTGGCGCAGTTACCGGCGCTGTTGCTGGTCCTGTTGCAGCTACTACGCTGACAGCTTCGGGCGTCGCATCGCTGACCAACGCATCCATCTCCATGACCGCGCTGCCAACAAGCGACCCAACGGTTGCTGGCCGTCTCTGGAATGACGCAGGCACCCTCAAAGTCTCGGCCGGTTAATTGATCTCAGGGGCTTCGGCCCCCGTCTAACAGGAGATTAATTATGACGATGCAAACTGATGTCTTGGCAACCAAGCCGTTGACAGCGACTGGCAACTTCAAGGCCCAAAACAATGGCGACATTCCTCGTAGTCGTCTCAAAGCGATCTACGCCGTAAATGGCGAAACCGCCGGGTCTGTAGTGATCCGTGAGGGTGGAGCTTCTGGCAACATCATCGCCACGGTCAACACTGCTGCCAGCTCAACTGCCGGTTACACAATCATCCCCGTTCCGGGCCAAGGCGTTCTCTGCAAAGAGGGTGACTTGCACGGCACGGTGACAAACACTACGTCCATCGTTTTGTTCTACGGCTGATAATGGCAACCAAGAAGAAGGGTCCAGTCCTATCGGTTGGCCGAGGCGAAAAGCTTCCGGTCTCCAAGGGAGCTGGCCTGACTGCCAAGGGGCGGGCCAAGTACAACGCTGCCACTGGTAGCAACCTCAAAGCCCCGCAGCCCCAAGGCGGCAAGCGCAAGGATTCGTTCTGCGCTCGTATGTCTGGGATGCCGGGTCCGATGAAAGATGAAAAGGGCAAGCCTACCCGCAAGGCGGCTGCTCTCGCAAGGTGGAAATGCTGATATGGACATGATGCTTTGGAATGTAGGCTTGTCGTTGGCGTCTGCCATCATTCTCGTTTGGATCAAAGCGTCCCACGATGAAGTCAAACGTCTGTCGATCTTGCTTAGCAAGACTCGTGAAGAAGGTGCGGAGAAGTACGTCACCAAAGTTGAGGTTCACAGCGACATCAATCGAGTGCTGGATCGCATTGACCGTCTTGAAATCAAGATCGATACCTTCATGCAGGAGCAGCGAAGTGCCAAGTAAATCTCCAGAGCAGAAGAAATTCATGCAGGCAGTGGCAAACAACCCAAAGTTTGCCAAGAAGGTAGGCGTCCCACAGTCCGTGGGCAAAGATTTTTCAACAGCGGACAAGAACCGCAAATTTTCAAAAGGTGGTGACACTATGGCAAACACTTCACGTATGAACCGTTTGGAAGAACTCGGCCGTGTAAACGCAGAAAAAGCGTCTACCGCCAAAGGCAAACGCAACCTGACCGCAGAAAAAAAGCGTGTCATCAGCGAGCTGGAAAAGCACAAGTCCATGCCCGCATCCAAGGCTCACAAAGGCTTGAAGATGGGCGGCTCGGTTGCTCCATCCAAAATGGGCAAGGTCAAGACCAACTCGCGTCCTGATGGCATTGCTGAGCGAGGTCTCACCAAAGCCAAAAAGCCCGTCATGAAGACGATGGCTCGCGGCGGCAAGACCTGCTAAGGAGTGCTCCATGGCTACCAAACAATCACGCTATGAGGGTTATGTGCCCGTAACCAAAAGTGGTGCGGTCGTCATGGATCGGCGCAAGGTTACTACCGCTGATAAGGCTCGAGGTGCAAAGACCGTTTTTGATCTTGACAAGGAAGGCATGCGCACTTCCTATGAAACGTACAAGAAAAAAGACGATCCCGACTCAAAAGAAATTTCACGCCGCATGGGCAAGGTTGACGAAGACGCAATCCGTCGTGTTCAGCAAGCCGGCAAAGAAAGCGACTACGAGTACACCCGAGAAGCAAGGCGCGGCAAGAAACTTGCAAAAGGCGGTAACGTTAATAGCTTCCGTGACGGCGGTATCTACACCGCCGATATGGGTGAACCTCCACAGGACATCGACGGCGGTTCCGCATCTTTGAAAAAGCAAGCACCGAAAATACTAAAGCCAAAAGGACTATCGGCAAAACAGTCTGAAGCTGCGCGTAATGAGTCGAAAAAAGAGCTTTCTGAATTTAAGCGACGCACCCCTGATAAGCTGACAAAATTCAAAAAAGACGATTTGATACTTACGGGTAAGGACAAAGCGTCGTTCCGCAAGGGTGGTTCAATCGACGGTATTGCCCAGCGCGGTAAGACAAACTGCAAAATGCGGTAAGGAGTAAATCATGAAGAAATCAGTTAAGAAATATCAACCCGGCGGCTTGGTGGACAGAGATGGTAATCCTGTTCTTGACGGCAGCGGCAATCCCATCATGACGGGTTCTTTCCCTGATGAAGACGAGATTACCGCCCGTGGCCGTGCAAAAAATGCAGAAATGCTCAAGTCGTTTTTCAACCGCGCAACAGGGCGAGGGAAAGAAGCAGCGCCGGCAGCAGCGCCAGCGGCAGCAGGACCGGCAGCAGGAACCTCGAGCCTTCGTGATCCTCAGCAAATGGCAGAGCAAAAGGCAGCACCAAAATTTTCTGATGGTGATGTAGATGAGCGCGATCGCCGTATGGAAGCCGCTGCAAGCGCACCCAAGCGCATGCCTACCCGTCCCGGTCAAAGTTCTTCCGGCCCCAGTGTTAGCAAGGCACCAGTGAAGACCAAGCCTTCTACTGCGCCAGCAGCTCCAGTAAGCCGATCTCGTGTAACCCCGGCTGGAAGCGTGCCCAAGCAGACGATGGGCGGCCCCTACCGCAATGAAGGTCGTAACACTCCAGCTCCAGCAGCACCAGAAAAGCGTCCGGGCACTGCACTGCCAATAAACCCTTCCACGTTGCGCCAGCGTGAAGAGGCTGAAAAGAAGCGTGATGCTGCCCGCGCTGCAAAACGTAAGGCGGAAGAAGATGAGAAAAAGGCTCGTCCAGCAAAAGAAGCAGCCGAGCGTAAGGCGCTTAGCGAGCAACCCGGTGCTGTTGCATACCGCTATAAAAAGGAACAGGAAAACAAGATGTCTCCCGGCCAGCGCTCTGCTGCACGAGGCAAGGCAATAAAAGAGTTCTTTGGCATGGCCAAGGGTGGCTCTGTCTCCTCTGCCTCCAAGCGTGCAGACGGCATTGCTCAGCGCGGCAAGACTCGCGGCAGGGTGTACTGACATGATGGCCAGTCGCGGTATGGGAGACATCTCCCCCAGCAAAATGCCCAAAGGCAAGCGTAAGGCTCGCCGGGACAGCGACGACTTCACCCAATACAAAGAGGGCGGCAAGGTAAATTCCGCTGGTAACTACACCAAGCCCGATCTGCGCAAGCGGATTGTGGCTCAGGTGAAGGCTGCAGCAACGCACGGCACTGGCGCAGGTCAGTGGTCAGCCCGCAAGGCTCAGCTGGTTGCCAAGAAGTACAAAGCCGCTGGTGGCTCTTACAGGGATTAAAATGAAAGCACCGCAGAAATCGCTCAAGGACTGGGGTGACCAGAAATGGACCACCAAGTCTGGCAAGCCGTCTTCAAAGACGGGTGAGCGGTATCTGCCAAAAGCTGCCATAAAATCACTGTCGCCGGCCGAATACGCCGCCACCACCAAAGCCAAACGCGCTGGCAAGAAGGCTGGAAAGCAGTTTGTTGCCCAGCCCAAGGCCATCGCAAAGAAAACAGCAGGGTTTAGATAATGGCTACTTCAGGCGTTGCAAACTTCAACCTCGACCTTGCAGAAGTCGTCGAGGAGGCGTTCGAGCGTGTTGGTGGTGAGTTGCGCACCGGCTACGACCTGCGCACAGCCCGTCGCTCTTTAAACCTTATGTTTGCAGATTGGGCAAATAGGGGTTTGAATATGTTCACCTACGAGCAGGGAACACAGGTTCTGACCCCCGGCGTAGCTACATACGTGCTGCCAACCGACACCGTGGACCTGCTCGAGCACGTCATCCGCACCGGTGCTGGCAACGTTTCGACTCAGGCTGACCTGACCATCACCCGGATCAGCGTCTCGACCTACGCGACGATCCCGAACAAGCTGCAACAGGCTCGTCCCATCCAAATTTTCATTGAGCGTTTAAACACTCCACGCTTCACCGTGTGGCCTGTTCCAGACGACACCCAGACCTACACCCTCGTGTACTACCGCCTGCGCCGCATTCAGAATGCCGGGGACGGTGTGGACACGATGGACATGCCTTTCCGCTTCTTGCCTTGCATGGTGGCCGGCTTGGCTTACCACTTGGCCCTGAAGATACCCGGTGGCGGAGAACGCTTGGGCATTCTCAAGCAGCAGTACGACGAAGCTTGGGCGCTGGCCTCTGAAGAGGACCGCGAAAAGGCGGCTGTACGTTTTGTGCCGCGCCGTCAGTACCTCGGAAGCGGGACGTAATGGGCAACCGGTTTGCTTCAGCCAAGAACAGCATCGCCATGTGCGACCGCTGTGGCTTTCAATTCAAGCTGACGAACCTTCGCAAAGAGATCGTCAAGACGAAGACGTTCAACACCTTGGTGTGCCCGGACTGCTTTGATCCTGACCAGCCGCAGCTTCAGTTGGGCATGTACCCGGTGGATGACCCGCAGGCAGTGAGAAACCCACGCCGGGACACAACCTATGTTGAGGCCGGTGTAAACGCACAGGGCTTCACGACAGGGGGCAGCCGAGACATCCAGTGGGGCTGGGCACCGGTGGGTGGTTCTAGGTTTTTTGATGATGCGCTGACACCGAATGACTTGGTTTTAACCTTGGAACTTGGTACAGTACAGGTAACCGTAACATAAGGAGTCCGTCATGGATGCAAAGACCGCAGTTCGCAAGCATGAAAAGAACATGCACGCAGATCAAAAGCCAACCAAGCTTCGCGCTGGCGGCAAGACCAACATCGACATGCTAAAGATGGGTCGTGGCTTGGCCAAGGTGGCCAACCAGAAATCCCCCGGCCGCAAAGGAGCTTAATATGCCCACGTACAACCAGCCAAAACCAGCCGCGACCCAAGCGGTTCTTGCCCCCACGGACAACAAGAAGTTCTTGCGGGAAACAAACGTTTCTGTGGGCAACAACCACAGCAACGACTACAAGCCTACCAAGACCTCCGGCATCAAGATTCGCGGTACCGGTTGCGCCACCAAGGGTGTCATGGCCCGTGGCCCCATGGCGTAAGGTAATAATTATTACCTTATAGAAAAAGCATGCGGCACGGCTCTATCTATCTTGCAACCAACACACATACTGGCGAACAGTATGTTGGGCAAACACGCCAATTGGTTGAAAAAAGATGGGACGCGCATTGGCGCACTGCGATTTGCGCAACCAGCAGGAAGGCCAAGTTCCAAGAGGCGCTCACCACTTTTGGCCGAGATGTTTTTCAGGTTGCTGAGGTTTTTGTCGCTTTTGATGCCGACGCCTTAAACGCTGCCGAAATTGCACTGATTGCGGAGCTACAGCCAGCGTACAACGCTACTCGCGGCGGCAAAGGGCTGCGATCAATTACGGTTTCCGAAGAAACTAGACGCAAGCGGTCTGATGCGGCGAAGGCGCGATGGGCAAACCTGCAGTGGAAAGCCAAGACGGTTGTCAGCATCCAACGCGCAGCCCAAACACCCGAAGCCAAGGGTCGTGGCCGCACTGTTTCCAGCATAGGTAACGCTGCAAGATGGGCGAATCACGTTAAGGCGGCACCGGCTCCTGCGCGTAACTTGTCCGAGGGCATCAAGCTGTCTTGGCAAGACCCCGAGGTTAGGGCCAGCAGAATCGAAGGTGCCCGCGCCGCAGCGCAGCGAACCGAGAACAAACAACGACGTTCAGCAGCCTCTCGCGGCAGAACGCACAGCGCTGTCACCGTGGCAAAAATAGCGCAATCCAAATGGAAGCCGGTATACTGCCGCGAGCTACAGTGCTCGTTCCTGTCGCAGAAAGCTGCCGCCGAGTACTTGGGTGTTCTTCGTACCAGCGTAACAAATGCAGTTAAGCAGAAAGGCAAAGTGGCACGCATGTACACTTTGGAAATGGTGGCTTAAATCGACTATCAGTCTTTGTCCGCGCAGATTCAAGCGTTCACAGAAAACACATTTCCTGACGCCTTTTTGGCGAGCGGCGGCACGGTTTCGTCTGCAACCCAGATCGCTCAATTCGTTGAGTTGGCTGAGCAGCGCATCTACAACACGGTGCAGTTCCCCTCGCTTCGCAAGAATGTGACGGGTCAGGTGTTCGTGTCCAACAAGTACCTGTCCTCTCCGGGCGACTTCTTGGCTGTGTATTCCTTGGCGGTCATTGACGCTACCGGCAGGTATGAGTACCTGCTGAACAAAGATGTGAACTTCATCCGTCAGGCGTACCCCAACCCCAATTCGCTGGGCATCCCCAAGTACTATGCTTTGTTCGGTCCGACCACGACCAATGACAACCCTCCGCTCATCACAAATGAGCTGAGCTTCATTCTCGGTCCAACGCCTGATGCTACGTACAGTGTCGAGCTTCATTACTACTATTACCCAGAGTCGATCGTGACTGCAGGAAATACGTGGTTGGGCGACAACTTTGACTCTGTGCTGCTGTACGGTTCATTGGTTGAGGCAGGCATCTTCATGAAGGCCGAGGCCGAGACGCTGACGGTGTACCAGAAGAAGTACGAGGAAGCCGTGGCGCAAGCCAAACGTCTGGGCGATGGTATGGAGAGACAGGACGCTTACCGTAGCGGCCAATACCGTCAGGCAGTCCAATGATCACCCAAACCGTCACCAACTCCTTTCAAGCACAGCTCCTAGAGGGTGTGCACGACTTCAACACCGACACGTTCAAAATCGCTCTGTATCTGGCCACGGCCGATTTGGATGCCAACACCACCGTGTACGTCACTGGGGGTGAAACCTCGGGCACAGGCTACACGGCCGGCGGTAATGTGATGACAGGCATCAGCGTCAATGCTGCTGCTTTTGTGAACTTCGCCAACGTTTTGTGGAACCCTGCGGCCTTTACTGCAAGGGGTGCACTCATCTACAATAGCACCAAAGGAAACAAGGCTGTTGCGGTCTTGGACTTTGGTTCTGACAAGACTGCTACCAATACCTTTTTGGTGCAGATGCCCGCCAACACAGCGACCAGTGCGCTGATCCGATTTTCTTAACAGGAGTTTGAAATGTTCCAAGACAAAGCGCATTCTGGCGACGCTGCTTCGGCAGGTCTGGTTGCAAAAACAGGTTTTTCCGAAAGCTCAAAAGGCGGGGGCGTATTTCGCGTCCAGTGCTTTGACAGCGCCGGCCAGCTGAAATGGGAAGATGAAATGCACAACCTCGTGGTCAATGAGGGACTGCAGAACATGAACACCGAATACTTCAAGGGCAGCGCTTATACCGCAGCCTTCTTCCTTGGTTTGGTGACTGGCCCTGCTGGTAGCACGACCTACGCTGCAGCCGACACATTGGCCTCGCACGCAGGATGGACTGAGTACACCGACTACAGTGGCTCTCGCAAAGCAGTCACGTTTGGCACCGCTACCACAGCCGATCCTTCGGTGATCAGCAACAGTGCATCTCCTTCGTCGTTCACCATCTCTGGTGCTGGCGGCGTGGTTGCTGGTGCGTTCTTGTGTACCGTGGCAAGCGGCACCTCTGGTGTGTTGTTCTCGGAAGCCGACTTCGCCTCCCCCGGCGATCGCACGGTTGTTTCTGGCGACACCCTGAACGTTACCTACACCTTTAGCCTCGACGCGGCTTAATAGGAGCCCCGAATGTTTGGGTTCGCGCCAGTCGCTGCGGCCCCATTTGGGGCACCGGGAGATTCCGGGGCTTTCTTCGATTCGTCATTTGCTGACGCCGCAGAAGCTTCGGAATCCGCGTTTGCGCGTGCAATCTTTCTTGGTGCAACACCGGAAGAGGCTGCTGCAAATGACAGCGTGCTGGTAGCCCCTTCTGTGTTCGGCATACTGATGGAAGAGTCGGCAAGCGCCTCAAGCGCGGAATCGGCTTTGGTTGTTTTTCCCGCATCTTTGGCGGAGCAGGCCAGCATCACAGATGCTCTTGCGGCTCTGGTTATTTTCCCGGTCAGCTTTTCAGACTCTGTGTCGGCAGCGGACGCCTCGGCTGCATTGGTTGTATTTAATTCGGCCATCTCAGAACTACTGTCTGCACAGGATGGCGTTGTTGGCGGGCTTGTCTATGATTCCAACATTGAAGAGTTGGCAAACCCATCAATGGTCGCCAGTGCGTTGGCTGCATTTAATGCGAGCACAGCAGATACAGCGTCCGGCTCTGACGAGCCAAGCTCAAACACTGTTTTCTTGGTTCAGATAAGCGACTCAGCTTCTGGGTCTATGACGGTGCTGGTTGCCCCGTCCGTGTTTAATGCGGTTGCTTTGATGGCGGCAAACGCTTCGGACAGCGTAAGCGCTAGTGCAACCATGAACGGCGGCATCGCCGAAAGCGTCACAGCACAAGATGCTGCAGCCGCAAACTTCTTGTGGAACATCATCAACAACGCACAGTCTACAAATTGGACTGTGGTTAAAACACAGAACTAAGAGGGTTATATGGCCACCGTATTAAAAGACCGAGTTAAAGTTTCAGCCACAACCACGGGCACGGGCACCTTCACGCTTGGCTCTGCAGCTGTAGGATTTCAGTCTTTTGCGGTGATCGGCGACGGCAGTGAGACCTACTACACCATCGCAATGCAACCCGGTGCCCCAACGGGGGAGTTTGAAGTCGGTATCGGTACGGTAACCGACACAGCTGGCACGTTTACACTGTCCCGCGACACCGTGCTTGAGTCCAGCAACGCTGGCTCTAAGGTTGATTTTCCGGCCGGCACCAAGGATGTGTTTGTCACTTACCCCGCTGAGCGTGCGGTATTTTTGAACGTTGCCGGCACCGCTGTCACCGCCTTGGATGTCACCACTCTTGGGGCTACCACAGCCAACATCACCACAGCCAACATTACGGCAGGCACGGTAACCACGTCTCCCGCAAGCGGCAATGATCTGGTCAACAAATCGTATGTTGACACCCTTGTTGCGGCAGGCATCCACTTTCATGAGCCGGTACGGGTTGAGTCCCCAATCAATTTAAACGCGACCTACAACAACGGCACTTCCGGTGTGGGCGCAACATTGACCAACGCCGGCACGCAAGTTGCCTTGGTGATTGACGGCATCACCATGGTGGTGGCCGACCGTGTGTTGGTGTACGAGCAGACCGACGAAACACAAAACGGCGTGTATGTAGTTACCAGCATTGGTTCGGGGGCTACCAACTGGGTTTTGACCCGTTCAAATGATACGGATACTTACGGGTTTGCCGGTCCTGACACATTGAGTGAAGGTTCAACCTTCTTCGTCCAAGAAGGCGCAACAGGCGCTGGTGAGACTTACACCTGCAACACCATCGGAACAATCACCTTTGGCACAACGAACATCACGTTCGCCCAAATTTCGTCGGCCCAGATTTACAGCGCGGGTACGGGCCTTACCCTGAGCGGCGTTCAATTCAGCATCACCGCTACCGGTACAGCAGGTACCTACGGTTCGGCATCTCAGGTGCCCGTATTCACGACCAACGCTCAAGGTCAAGTCACCGCAGTCACAAACACTGCGATTGCAATCACGTCAGGATCGGTTTCTGGTCTGGCTGCCTCTGCGACTACAAACACCACCGATGCCTCGAATATCTCCACAGGAACACTGGGTACAAGCCGTCTGTCTGGTAGTTACACCGGCATAACCGGCGTCGGCACTCTGGCCGCAGGCACTTGGAACGGTAGCGTCATTGGCGCGGTGTACGGCGGTACGGGCTTCGCCTCTTACACCGTGGGTGATCTGTTGTTTGCAGACACCACCACATCCTTAGCCAAGCTGGCTGGCGCTGCAGTGGGCAACGCGCTGATTTCCGGTGGCGTGGCTTCTGCCCCAAGCTACGGCAAGATCGGCTTGGCCACCCACGTTTCCGGGACTCTTCCGGTTGCCAACGGCGGCACTGGTGTAACGTCTTCTACGGGTACTGGCTCGGTAGTGTTGTCAGACAGCCCAACATTGGTAACCCCCGCACTGGGAACACCTGCATCGGGCAACTTGGCCAACTGCACGTTCCCCACATTGAACCAGAACACGACAGGCAGCGCAGCTACATTTACAAGCACTACGCAAAACTCGCAGTTCAACTCTATCGGCGTTAACACCGCCGCCTCTGGTACGGCCGGTCAAATCCGGGCAACCGGCGACATCGTTGCGCATTACTCTGACGACCGTCTTAAAACCAAGCTGGGCAACATTGAAGACGCGCTGGCAAAGGTTCGTACCTTGTCGGGCTTCTACTACGAGGCCAGCGAGACTGCGCAAGCACTTGGGTACGAGGTCAAGCGTGAGGTTGGTGTGTCGGCTCAGCAAGTACAAGCCGTGCAGCCCGAAGTGGTGGCCCCTGCCCCCATCGACGATAAGTACCTTACAGTCAAGTACGAGCGTCTGGTCCCCCTGCTGATCGAGGCTATCAAAGAGCTCGACGGCGAGCTACAATCCATCAAACAGCAGCTGAAGGGCGACTGACATGGCGAGTACATTTTCACCAAACTTACGCATCGAGCTGATCGGCGCTGGCGAACAGGCCGGCACATGGGGCACCACGACCAATACCAACCTCGGTACGTTGATTGAAGACGCCATTGCCGGGTATGTGTCGGTCACAATCAACTCGGCCAACCAAGCGCTAACCGCCAGCAACGGTTCTGCAGATCAAGCGCGCAACGCCATCATTGAACTGGTTTCGGCTCCCTCGGCGTTCGCCGTCTATGCGCCGCCAGAATCCAAGCTGTACACGGTGTTCAATAACACCAGCTACACGGCTACGATCTACAACTCCACAGCTCTGGGTAACACCACCGCAGCAGGTGCAGGTGTAGCAATTCCGGCCGGCAAGATCATGACGGTGTGGAGCGATGACACCAACTTTGCCTTCCAGAACACGAGCTTGGCAACTGCAAACTTCAGGATTGAAGAGACCGGCGGTAAACTTTTGTTTAAGCACGGCGCAACCATCATTGCATCGCTAACTTCAGCGGGCGTTTTCACAGCACTGTCGGATGTGTCCGGCCACGGTACACCATAAGGAGTTTTAAATGGCATCAAGTCTTGTAGCCACGGGCGTACAGTTCCCCGACAACAGCATTCAAACAACGGCAGCAGCGTCGGTAATTCCTGCCGGCACAGTCATGTTGTTTGCACAAACCGCAGCGCCTACTGGCTGGACAAAAAATACATCGACTGGTAACAACACTGCGCTACGGCTCGTTACGGGCACGGCAAGTACGGGCGGCTCGGTGGCTTTTACGACGGCGTTTGCGTCTCAGACCCCTAGCGGTACGGTTTCGGTAAGCGGCTCGGTGGGCAACCATACGCTGACCACGGCACAGTTGGCGAGTCATAATCACACCGTAAGCATACTTAGCCAAACCGGCTCCGGACCCACTGTCAAAGGAATTACAGATATTTCATCTCCCACTACTCAAACTTTTACAAGCTCTTCAACGGGTAGCAATAGTGCCCACAACCACAGCTTGACAATTTCATCATCCACTTTTAGCGGAAACGCAATTAATTTGGCCGTGTCTTACGTTGATGTTATTCGTGCAACTAAGGACTGATTATGAAGTTTGAGCCAAAAGCTAACTGCCCCCTCGATGGATTTAAACCATGCCGCCAGCTTGACTGCTCGTGGTTTATGAAGGTGCGCGGGAGCAACCCAAACACCGGAGAAGAGATCGACGACTACGGGTGCGCTATTGCATGGCTTCCTCTTTTAATGATTGAAAACAGCCAGCAGCAACGACAAACCGGCGCTGCGGTTGAGAGTTTCCGAAACGAAATGGTGAAAGCCAATGACATGGGCCAACAGGTTCTGATGGCTACGTTGCAACAGGCTCGACCAGAGCTGAAAGTTATTGAGGTGAAATCATGATATTAATAATCGTTGCTGATGACAAGCGTGTTGGCGTTGACGGACTGTTTTTTGAGCCTGTTGAGCTACCCCAACTTGATCCAACAATCCACGCAGTGCAGTGGTATGGCGAATACGGCGAGGTCGAGTTCAAAACAGTGTTTGCCAATGGTGCGCTAACCAGACCGCAGAACCAACTCATCACAGACATTACACCGTTTCAATTCGCGGTGGCTGCTTGGAATGCAAAAAAAGCTGAAATTGACGCAGCTATTGCAGCTTCGGATCAGCCATGAAATTTTGTTTAAACAATGAAAATAAAAGACTACATTGTTGTTCAAGAAGACGCTGTCCCATTGGATTTGTGTGATGCACTTTTGCAAGAGTACAAAAATAGCACGGAATGGCGCAAGGCGACAACGGCTGGCGGTTTGAATTTAAGTATTAGAAATGTGCAGGAAGTTGAAATTTCAACTTTACATGTTATTGAAAAAAATGAGTTACTGAGAAAAAAATTGGACGCAGAATTATTTTTATGCGCGGGCAAAGCAATTCAGACCTACGCTAATAAATTTCCATCAGTAAATATTAAAGAGGATACTGGGTACCAGCTTCTCCAATATGGAGAGGGGCAGTTTTATGCGCAGCACACAGATTCTTTCAAAGGGCAAAACAGGGCTGTGTCCTGCTCTTTTGCACTCAACGACGACTACGAGGGTGGTGAGTGGGGATTTTTTGACCGTGAAATAGTCATGCGGGCTGCAAAAGGTTCGGCATTGATGTTCCCCTCCAACTTCATGTACCCGCACGAAATCATGCCCGTAACCAAGGGTACGCGGTACGCTGTTATAACGTGGTTTGTTTGACTTTGGGGCCAAGCCATGCTCGCAGAATTAGCAATAGCCAACGCGGCCTTTGCCGTCATCAAGGAAGCTGTTGCCAATTCTGGCGACATCATGGCTGCGGGCGAGTCGCTGTTTAAATACTTCGACACCAAGGCAGAAATCCAGAAGAAGGCCAGCGCCAAGGGCGGCTCTGATCGCGGTGATCTCGAGGAGTTCATGGCTCTTGAAAAACTCAAGAAGCAAGAGGAAGAGCTGCGCGAGATGATGATCTACCAAGGCCGCGCCGGCCTGTGGACCGATTGGCTCAAGTTCCAGCTGGAGGCCAAGAAGAAGCGCGAAGCTGCCGAGCGTGAGAAGGTCTTGAAGAAGCAACGCATCATCCAGCGCATCAAAGACATCGGCCTGATCATCTTGGTGGTCGTCCTGCTGGGCGGCTTGGGTGCCATCATCGGTGCGGCTATTTGGCTGTCGAGGGACGTATGAAGACGTTGATTCTGCTTTGCACACTGACGCTGGCCGGGTGCTACGACACCTACCGCTACCCCTGCCAGAACCCAAAGAACCAAAACATCGCAGCCTGTCAACCGCCAGCGTGTGAGGCCGATGGCACTTGCACCAAGTACCTTTTGAAAGACCAAAATGAAAACTGACCTTGACGCGCTGCTGCGCTTCATCATTGGCATCACCCTGTCGCTGACCCTTGCGGGTATCGTGGCAGTGGTGCTGTACTCGCTGGTGTTTGTAACCCAACCGATGAACGGCATGGCCCCCAACGATGAGGCTTTCTTTAACCTCATCACCCCACTGGCGACATTCATCACTGGGTCGCTTGGGACTCTGTTGGCAATGAACAAGAAACCCCCGTCTGACAAGAAAGAAGGTGAAGCATGATCCCAATCGCAGGTCTTTTAAATATTGGTTCACAGCTTATCGACAAGCTCGTGCCCGATCCCGCTGCAAAAGCCAAGGCACAACTTGACCTTGCTGCTCTTGCCCAAAACGGTGAACTGGCTGCGATGGCCAATGAGACCAAACTTGCCGAGCTTGCCAACGCCAACATGGAAAGCGCACGCAACCGCGAAACTGCCATTGCGACCAGCGACAAGGCTCCCATGCTCAACAAGCTGGTGACCCCCGTGCTGGCGCTCGGTGTGGTTGGCCTGTCGTTCTTGCTGTTCGCCATTCTGATTTTTGTGGACGTAAAGGCTGAGGCCAAGGACATCTTGATCTACATCCTCGGTGTGTTGTCCGCTGCTGTGACCCAAATCCTCTCCTACTACTTCGGTAGCAGCCAAGGTAGCAAGGACAAAAGCGAAGAAGCCAAACTGAAAGCACTCATCAAATGACCCAACTCACCAAAAACTTCTCCCTCCATGAGCTGACCAAAAGCGAGACGGCTGCCCGTCACGACATGGAGAACACCCCCGGCCCGACCGAGATCGGCAACCTGACCACGCTGGCCGGTAAAGTTCTCCAACCCATCCGCGACCACTTTGCCAAGGGTGTGCACATCAACTCAGGTTTCCGCCACCCCGATGTAAACGCAAAGGTCGGCGGCTCGCGGACCAGTGATCACTGCCGTGGCATGGCTGCGGACTTGGAAATTCCCGGTGTCGCCAACGCAGAGCTGGCCGAGTGGGTCAAGGACAACCTTGAGTTTACACAGCTGATTTTGGAGTTTTACACCCCCGGCATCCCCGACAGCGGCTGGGTGCACGTCAGCTACGACCCCGGCAATCTGAAGAAGCAGGTCATGACTGCGACGAAGCAAGGCGGCAAGACGGTGTACTTACCCGGACTAGTGGCATAAAATCCTCCTGTAACAAGGACCCGCCATGCCACTACAAACCCTCAAATTCAAGCCCGGTGTTAATCGTGAGAGCACGACCTTGGCCAATGAAGGCGGTTGGTTTGAGTCCGACAAGGTTCGCTTTCGCTCTGGCTACCCAGAAAAGATCGGCGGCTGGCAGAAAGACTCTGGCGTGGCATCGGCTACCCTGCAGCCTCCAGCAGGCTCTTACTGGGGTGTGGCTCGTTCGCTGTACAACTGGATCAACTTGGCTGGCTCGAACCTATTGGGTATCGGCACAAGCCTCAAATACTACATACAGAACACGGTCGGTGGCGATTTCAACGACATTACTCCGCTAAAAGAAACCACAGGCGCGGGGGACGTAACTTTTACAGCCACAGATGGTTCTAACGTCATTACGGTAGACGATTCAGGTTCTAACACTCAGGTCGGTGATTTTGTAACGTTTATCGATGCCGTAACGCTTTCCGGTGGACTTTTGACTGGAACAATTGCAGGAACATCTACTGGTAGCGCCACTTTTACGGCGGTATCTCAAGCCTCCACATCCGGAGTTGGGTATGGGGCGGAGTTCACGATTGCTTCCGATGGGGCTGGGGCCTATACGTTAAATGCGATCACAAATGCGGGCAATGCTTACGCAGTCTCAGACACCGTCGTTATTTCTGGTGCAGACTTGGGCGGATCAACTCCAGCCAATGACGCAACCATCACTGTTGCAACAGTTAGCTCAGGCACCATTACGGCCGCTGTGCTCAACACTGAGCACCGGGTAGTCACAGTCAACAGCTCCGCTCAATACACGATCGTGGTGGGTGTAAACGCTAATGCCAACGACACGGGTGATGGCGGCGCGGACACGATTGGTGAGTACCAAATCTCCATCGGCTCTGACGTTTTTACGGTCGGCGTGGGCTGGGGCGCTGGCGGATGGAGTGGTATTACAACGGGTTCTTCAGATACTGGCTGGGGTGCTGGTGCTCCTGCGGGTTTGGGCTTTGGCATTCAGCTGCGCACATGGAGTCAAGCCGCCTATGGTCAGGACCTAATCATCAACCCTCGTGGTGATGGTCTGTACTACTGGGAAAACAACGCAACCCCTACTGTTTTTGACCGCGCCGTTCTGCTGAACCCCGCAAGCCCATCGCCGTTTGACACTGACACTGACTGCCCTGAAGTTTGTAACTTCGTGTTGGTGTCGGACTCATCCCGCTTTGTGCTGGCCTTTGGTGTAAACGACTATGGCTCCTCCGTTCAGGACCCATTGCTTGTTCGCTGGTCCGATCAGGAGAACTATGCTGTGTGGTCTCCTGCCGTTACAAACCAAGCGGGCAGCTTCCGTCTGAGCGCTGGCTCGGAAATCATCTGCGCTCAACAGACCCGTCAGGAGATTTTGGTCTTCACCGACTCTTCGGTGTACTCAATGCAATACCAAGGCCCACCCTTTGTGTGGGGCTTCCAGCCTTTGGGTTCCAACTCATCAATTGCTGGCCCTAACGCCGTGGTTACGGTGCATGACGTTACCTATTGGATGGGTGTGGACAAGTTCTACGTGTACAACGGCCGGGTGCAGACTCTGCCCTGTGACTTGCGTCAGTTTGTATTTGACGACATCAACTTGAGCCAGCAGTTCCAGATTTTTGCCGGCATCAACGATGCCTTCAGTGAGGTCTGGTGGTATTACTGTTCGGCCAACTCGGACACGATCGACAAGTACGTGGTGTACAACTACCTTGAGAACAACTGGTACTACGGCAATCTGGCTCGGACCGCTTGGATTGACACACCCCTGCGTGATGTGCCCGTGGCCGCTGGTTACGGCGGGCAGATTCTGTACCACGAGACAGGCAACGACGACGGTTCGGTCAATCCTCCTGCGCCCATCGAGTGCTTCATTCAGTCCTCGGACTTCGACATCGGCGAGGGGCACAACTTTGGCTTTGTCTGGCGCATCATCCCGGACTTGACCTTTGATGGTTCGACCACTCCCACTCCATCGGTGGACTTCTCTGTGCGTCCTCGTCAGTTCCCCGGCAGCCCCTACGGTGCGACCAATAACCCTGCGGTAACGAGCAACAACAACTACAACACCCAGCGTGTGTACAACGTGCAGCAGTTCACCCCGCAGGTCAACGTGAGGTTGCGCGGGCGGCAGATGGCGTTCAAGGTCGGCTCTACCGGTTTGGGTGTGGCTTGGCAGCTTGGCGCTCCTCGTATCGACATCCGGCCTGATGGTAAGAAATGACCACGCAGCTCGACAACCCTCAGCCACCCCGGCTGCCGGATCACCCTCCGGCGTACAGCTCTGGGGTCATGATGACGCTCAACAACGTCCTGCGTTTGTACTTTAACCGGTTAGCAAACCTGCTCAACGCTTTGGTGGGGACTGACGGCGGCGTCTACCTGCAAAACCCCCACGCCATGTTGATGAGCGATCAGGATCAGACCAACCCCAGCATCACGGGGGCGAACCAGTTAAGTTTCAACCAGCCGATCATCACGCAGGGCATCCGGGTAGAAAACACCGACGAGATTTGGTTTGACCAGCCGGGGCAGTATCTGGTGACGTTTACACTGCAGGTAACCAACCGGGGCAACACGGCGGCTGAGTTTGAGGTCTGGGCCGGGTACAACGGGTCCAACTACCCCCTGTCCAACACCCGGTTTGACATCCCCGCCCGCAAGAGCGCTACCGTGTGGTCGCACATTGTCCCTGCCATCACGGGTATCTTCACGGTAACCAACCCTGACACCGAGTACCTCACCATCAAATGGTGGGCAAACAGCACGGATGTTTACTTGGAGCATTACGCCGCAGGTACCAGCCCGACCCGGCCGGAAATCCCGTCCGTCATCATGACGATTAACTTCGTTTCGCGGCTTCCCTGAAGGCGTGTAAACACCTAGAATACCTACCAACGAGGTACACCCATGAGCCTGCAATTACTAGCCAAACAGATGGAAGCCAAAGGTCGAGGCGGGGACTCGCTCTTGGTACACATGACCCCAGAAGAAGTTGCTGGCTTACAAAAGCTTGCAGAGTCTGCTGGCGGCTCCCTGACGGTCAACCCTGAGACAGGCTTGGTCGAGGCCAACTTCTTGAAACGCATGCTGCCCACGTTGGTGGGCTTGGGCGTTGGTGCATTTGCTGGCCCTGTCGCTGGTGCTGCTGCTGGTGCTGCCGTAGGCGGTTATCAGGCCAAGCGCAACGATCAAGACGTGCTTTTGGGCGCGGCAATGGGCGGTTTAGGTGGTTATGGTGGCGCAAGTTTGGGTGCAGGTTTGGGTGCTGCTGGTGCGGCTGGTGCTGGTGCTGCAGGGGCTACGGCTGCCCCCATGACTGCAGCGCAGGGGCTTTCTCAAGCTGGCCAAGGTATTGGTGCGCTTGGCTCCGAGGCTGGTCGCACAGCATTTATGTCCAAAGTGGGCGGTGGCGCGGGCTTGCTGAGTGATGTCAGTATGGCAGCCGCACCTTTAATGGCCCCCGGCAAAAAACCCGGAGAAGCCCCCGTTGACGACGAGATGTACTACACAGAGTACAACCCCGGCCAGACCGGCGAGCGCAGCAGCACCAGTACAGAAGCGCTTCAATTTGCCGGCGGGTACACCCCCATAGAGCGCATCAAAGACGAAGACTACATAAAGCGGCGCAATCGCCAGTTCTTCGCTGCCCAAGGTGGCTTGATGAGTTTGGCTGAGGGTGGTGAGACGGCTGCTCCCGCCGAGGCTGCTGCACCTGCGTTTCTTGACGCATCACCGGCGGTTATTGTGTACGGCCCTGATGGGACGATGTACGGAAGCCCTGCGCAAGCACGTGCGGCAGGTGTCACCAACCCTACATACCAACCTCCGGTGCTGGAAGCCAATAGGATTATTCCTCGGATGCCGGATTCTGGTGCTACTAGCACTGCCCCCAGTTCGTCTGAGGCTGCTCTGGCCTACTTGATGGGTGAGCGCTCCAGCTCTGCCCCTGCTCGCAGCCCCTTTATAGATGCCCAGTTAATGGGTGCGTCTCCAAAATCTAATTTTGGCGTCGGTGCTGACAACATGTACGCATTCGACCCTGCAACGGGCACGTTCTTGCGCAACCCCAATGTGGCAGGTGCGACTTCTTCCGCTGTCCGTGGCCCCGTCGGCACGTCTTTTGCAAGCAGCGGTGGTGGTGACGGTTACCAGCCGGCTCCCCCAAACCCTGATTTTGACACCCCTGAAAAGCAGGCTGCTTTCTACGCTGACCCAAAGAACGCAGTGTTTGCCGACATTACTCGGGCTGGCCAAACAGCGCTCTCATACACGCCAATGAGTCTGTTTGCTTCTGCCGTGGCTCCTGAGTATATGGAGCAGCGTGCACTAGATGCAGAGGCTATCACTCGCGGCATCTCCGCGCCCCCAAGCGCTGGCTTGGGTTATTTTGGCCGGGATTATTCTTTGGACAACAGTGTTGAAATGGTTGGTGGTGGCGGTGGCGGTGATTCTGGTGGGTACAACAATGTGTCTACCGACTACATGGGGTTCGACCCGAGCCAAACCGAACCCGGCATGGGCGGCTGGAAGCAAGGTGGTATCACATCCCTTGCCAAAGGCGGCATGGCCAGCGGTGGCTTTGTGGTCCCGGCCGATGTGGTCAGCGCTCTGGGCAACGGCAGTACCGATGCCGGCCTGCGCAAGCTCAGCGCTATGACGGGCAACATCAAGCCGATCAAGGGTAAGGGCGACGGCCTGTCCGACTCCATCCCCACCAACATTGACGGCAAACAAGCTGCCCGAGTGGCAGACGGTGAAGCCTACATCGACCCCAAGACGGTCAAGCGTTTGGGTGGTGCCAAGAAGCTCTACGCCATGATGGACAAGATTCGTGCCCAAGCCCACGGTAAGACGACGCAGCAACGCAAAGTCAATCCCGCCCGAGTCATGGCATGAAGATTCAGCACGTCCCGCTTGAGTGGGTAAACCACACATGGCCCCAAGTCGAGGGCTTCATTCGGGATTCGCTGGAGCATGCCAAGGGTGAATACGAAGTCGAACACGTTCGCACGCTGATTTCTACCGGGCAGTGGTTGTTGCTTGTGGCGGTGGATGGTGAGAAAATACACGGAGCCGCAACGGTACACTGTTTAAACCGACCAGTTGACCGGGTGGCGTTCATCACGACGACTGGCGGCAAGTTCATTCTGGACACCGACACGTTTTCGCAGCTACAGAATATCGCCCGGGCTATGGGCGCAACAGCACTTGAATGTGCTGCTAGAGAGTCAATGACCCGTCTCCTCAGCCGATTCGGCTTCGAAGAGAAATACAAGATTGTTGGAGTGAAACTATGAGCTATTCTCGTCGTCAGTTGTACGCTATGGGCGAGCCTTTGGGCGAGGACGCTACCCGCCGCGAGGTTGGCGGCAAGATCATTTACGGCAGCGGTGGTGGCGGTGGGGGTAATCCCGAGAAGCAAACCACCATTGTGGACTTGCCGGATTGGGCCAAGCCGTATGCCAAAGAGTCCTTGGGGAAAGCGGCTGCTTTGTCTGCAACCCCGTACCAAACTTACGGCGGTGAGCGCATTGCTCAGTTCACCCCTTTGCAGAAGCAAGCCTTTGGCCGCGCCGAAGGTCAAGAGGTGGCAAGTCAGATCGGTGCAGGCTCAGGTCTTGCCGGTACAGCTGGTTTGATGGGTTTGACGGGCGGCTACCGGCCCGGTCAGTTTGGCTCGCAGATGAGCCAGTACATGTCACCCTACATGGACGCCGTGGTTCAAAGCCAGATGGACTCTGCTCAGCGTCAGGCTGACATTGCCTCTACTCAGCGTGGTGCGCAGGCTGTTCGTGCCGGTGCCTTTGGTGGCTCACGTCAGGCCATCGAGAACGCAGAGGCTGCCCGTGCCTTGGCCTCCCAAAAGGGCCAGATTCAGGCTACCGGCTTGCAAAGCGCTTACGACCGGGCCACTGATATGTATGGCCGCGAGCAGGCTCTGGCTGAACAGTCTCGTCAGGCCGGCCTCAGTACCGCGCTTGGCGCAGCAGGTCAGTTGGGTCAGTTGGGTCAGCAGCAGTTCGGCCAGCAGATGGACATCACGGGCCAGCAAGCACAGTTCGGCCAGCAACAACGTGCCGCCACACAGGACATTTTGAGCGCCCAGTACCAAGACTTCTTGAACCAGCAGCGTGCACCTTACGACCAGTTGGCGTTCATGACCAGCATGATCCGTGGTACCCCCATGGGCCAAACGACGACCCAGTACCAGCCTCCACCCAGCACCACATCCCAGCTTATCGGTTTGGGCACTGCTGCGGCGGGCGCATACGGTGCTTACAAAGGTGCGGCAGGTGGATCGGTCCCTTCCTACGCAGCAGGTGGCAAGCTCAACCTAGAAGGCACCTTTGAGGTCGCTGATGGCGGTGGTGGCTTGGGCAGCTTGGGCGGCGGCGGTATGTTCAACAACATGGGGGGTCAAGGGCCTCTTGATAATAGACCAAGCCTTGCTGTTCTACCGCAAAACAACTCGCGTCCAATGAACATGATGATGCGCCCAGCCGTCATGCCCCAAGGTGGTAACTACGCAGCAGGTGGTATTGCCAATCTGAAGAACCAACCCGAGATGGCAGCAGCCGTCAGACGTATGGACGATCAGCGAGTTGCTGAGACGGCTGGTATGGAGGGCATCGCCGGTCTGACCGCAGGTGATGAGCAGCGGCGTCGCGAAGAAGTGCGCATGGCTGCAGAAGGCCAGAAGGCCCCGGCCAGCATGACCAAGATCACCTCGGTCTTGTCGCAAATGTCGGACGCAGAACTCCAGCAGTATGCCAAGCTGAACAAAAGCGATCCGTACACCATGGCTTTGGTTGTGTCTGAAGCCAACCGCCGCAAAGAGGGTGGCATGCCTACCCAAAAGGCACCTACCGTGGTGGAGCAGCAGATCGCCGGTATGGCCCTGCCAGAAGAGATGGGCATCGCCCAGCTTCCAACAGGCAGCATGGAGTTTGCCGGTGGCGGCATCATTGCCTTTGCCGAAGGCGACATGGTTCCAGACCCGGTCATGGTTGATGAAGAGCGTAAGCGTGCAGCAGCCCGTTTAAACATGGGCATCGGCGCACCGCCAGCGGCTACACAAACATCTGCCGCTCCGCAGGCACCAGTCGGCGGTATTTTGGGTGACCTTACCCGATTGGGTCAAACCCAGATGACAGCAGAGCAAGAGGCAACCGCACGCGAGAGAGAAGGAATTGCCTCCTACAAACAGTTTCTTGAAGAGAAAGAAGAAAAGGCCAAGACATACGGTACGCCTACGGAAGAGCGCCTGAAGAAGCGCGAAGAAGAAGCCAAGGGCAGCGCAAAGCAAAACATCTTCATGACCATGGTTGATGTTGGTCTGCGGGTTGCTGCAGGCCAGTCACCCAACGCGCTCAGCAACATTGCTCAAGGTGCACAGCAAGGCTTGAAGGGCTTCCAAGAGCGTCTGGATACCATCAAAACCAACAAAGAGAAGTTGGATGAGGACTACGCTCGTCTGTACGAGATTCGTGCAGAGAAGGTTGACGCTGTCGGCGAGAGACTGAGCACACTCAATCGTGAGGAGCGTCGCTTTGAGGCAGACGCCGCACGTCGGGCAGCCGAAATTGCTGCTGCGATCGAGGGCAAGAAGATTGACTACAAGGTGGGCAAAGAGAAGTCCGCAGACGCCTTCAGAAACGCGACAGCCGGCTCGCAGAACACTGAAAGACAGGTCTTTGAAGCTCTTGTGAGAAAAAATAATGGTGACGTTATTGCAGCCAAGGAAGAGTACGATAAAAAGTTTGGCAAGAAAGAATCCAATACAAATGCTAGTTACCTCAAAGCGTTGCAGGATAAATTGGCAGAAGCTATCAGTTCGCCTCTTGCTGGTGAGCAGATGGGCCAAGCAAAGATTGCAGCGCTCAGAGCGGAAATTGCTCAAATTTCAGGTGGTGGCTCATCCGGTGCTGGCTCTTCTGGCACTCCATTGCCGGCAAACCCATCCGCATCAAATTTAACTGTTGGAACTGTGTACCAAACAGCCAGAGGTCCGGCAAAATGGACGGGAACTGGATTCGCGCCCATTTAACAGGAGTTTTTGATGGCAAAAGAGTTTTCTCTGGAAGAGGCGCTGGGCCGAGGAATAAAAAAACCTACCGAATTTTCTTTGGAAGAAGCCCTTGGTGCACCAGCACCAGAAGAAGACCGCGACTCCACCATCGGTAGTGAACTGGTGCGTGGCGGTAAGCAGCTTGCCTCCTCCATTCGCACTGGTATCGGTGCCTTGGTCAGCTCGCCTGAAGAGGCTGCAAGAGCCGGCGTGCAGCGCAGTGAGGCAATTGGCGAAGAGGCTGGCGAGGGTGTTTCCCTTGAGGCGGTTAAACGCGCCTACCGAGAAAAGGGTTTGCTTTCTGCCGCTGGCGAAGTCATTGACCAAGCTCCCCGAGCAGTAGCAAGCCAAGCCGCACAGCTTGCGTTGATGGCTGGCGGTGCAAAAACCGGCGCAGTACTGGGCTCGGGCTTTGGTCCTGTTGGCACTGTTGTTGGCGGTGCACTGGGCGCTGGAGCAACCTTGCTCCCTCAGTTGTTTGGCTCTAACGTTGAACGTCAAGCCTCTGAGCAGATGGCCCGTAATGAAGAGGTGGACATTAACCGCCTTGCTGCTGGCGCAGGTGCTGTTGGTCAGACAGCACTTGAAACTGCCGCACCTGCACTTATTCTGGGTAAGCGCCTTGTTAAAGGCTTGCTCGGCATCACAGATGACGCAGCTTTGGCAACAGCAAAGGCCAAGCAAGAGATGCTTGATGCGGCGAATCGCTCGTTGCTTTCTGCCACCGCCCAAGGAACGGCTCGTGGTGTTGCCGTAGAGATTCCAGTTGAGATTGCGTCAAGCATTATTGAACGCGCTCAAGCTGGACTTGACATCACATCTCCCGATGCTCTTGCCGAGTACGGTGAAGTTGCTTATCAATCCGCTTTGATTGGCGGCCCATTGGGCGCTGCCAGTGGAGCTGCAGATACAGTCGTGGCCCGTCAAGCTGTCGGAGAACAGCCTCCAGAGGCTGTTGCTGAGTTTGAACGCGAGCGGGAAGAGTTTGCCCGTCAGGCAGGACCAGAGCAAGAGCTTCCTCCCGGCACTGTGCCAGCCGACGTAGAGGCTGAAGCTGAGGTGGAGCCACCCGTCGAACTGCCCGGAGGCTTCACAGTCACCCGCCGTGAGCTGAGCCGTCAGGATGTTCCCGAAGCGTTTGGCATCTTCCCAGAAGGCGGCGGAAAGCCTTTGGCAACCGTTGCCACCCAAGAGGAAGCCGCGCTAAAGCTGGAGTCCTTGACCCAAATTCGTCAAGAAGAGCAAGAGCGCCTGCGAAAAGAGTCCGAAAAGATCAACAACGGACTTCTTGCCGAGCGCCGCAAGATTGAGGTCATGGAGGCTACGGGCCAGACCGACACGGATCAGTACGTCCAAGCCAAGGCTGCGCTGGACCTAAAACAGCAAGAAGCTTCTGAGAAGCTGACCGACATTGATAGCCGGATTGAAAGCTACTCGACACCCCTGACGTTTGCCCCCATGGGTACACGCACAGAGGTGCAAAACGAGTTCATCGTCAACCGTGGTGATGAGCAGGTTGGTGTGTTCCCTAGCCTTGAGGCTGCAGAGAGCACGCTGCGGGAGATTGCACCTGAGCCGTTTAAACAGGCAGAGGTTGAGTTCCAAACCAAGAAAATCGAGTCTGTTCTCAAGCCCGCGTTCGCCAAGTTCAACTTGGGTGATGTTGGTTTAAACATTGTCGAGGCCATCAAGACCGACGACGGCCAGTCCGCCGACGGCTCCTACGCCCGTAACCTGATCCAAGTCGCCATGGATGCGGATAAACCGCTCCAGACGATGCGCCACGAGTCCATGCATGCTTTGAAGGAACTTCAGTTCTTCACCCCGCAGCAATGGAAGGCCCTGACCGAGCGTGCCGAGAAGCAGTGGATCAAGGAGTACCTCGAGGGACAAACGGCCGAAGTCATGATCGACGGTAAGCCTCAGCAGGTTACACGCCTTGATGCGTATAAACGCATGGGTCTGTCGCAAGAAGACATCGTCGAGGAGGCCATTGCTGACGCCTTCGGTGCTTACGATCGTGGCACTACGCCACCCCCCGGCCTGATCGCAGCCTTGTACAAGAAGCTGAAGAACTTCTTTGTGAACTTTGGCCAAGCCCTGCGTGGTGCAGGTTTTGAGTCTGCCGATGACATCTTCGAGCGGATTGATCTTGGTAAGTTGAAGTCCCGCAAGCCAAAGGCAAAACCAGAGACTAAAGAGGACAACAAACTCAGTCTGCCGGTTGCAAGAAAGGTTGCCAAGCAGCTCAAAGTTGATGCCGACCTACTCAAGGCAACATCAATCCAATTGCAAACCGGCAAATCTGGAGCAAACCAGTTTAAACAGAAGAGTATTGGTGGGCTGCCAAAAGTTGTGAAGCACTTGGAAGACCTGCGCTTGGCTTCCGGCGTTCCGGTTTTGGACATCAACAATCCACAAGATCGAGAGCAGTTATCCAGCCTGCTTGCTGCTGAAGCCATGGCGGCCATCAATGCTGGTGGTAATGCCCTTCAGTGGTACGACAGCGTCATCGACACAATGATGCGAACTGCTTCATTGAAATATCCAGAGCTGGCAACCAGTGAAGACAGCAGGGCCGCCTTCAGAATCGCAATTGCGATTTCATCTCAAGGCTTGAACGTCGAGGACAACCTCTTGTTTGCCACGTCTCAGTACGATTATTTTAGAGACCAGCAAAAAGCAAACGGCGTCGCCAACGGTAGATTTAAAGAAACGGGTTCTGGCGCAGATGGTGCAGCGATGAAGGCCAACTTCATTCTTGCAAATGAGATGATTCGCCAGTACGGCATGGCCGACCTGCGTAAGTTCTTGCAAACCGAGTTCCGGGTTGATGAGCTGCGATCTGCTGGGTTTGACATCACGGGCGAGCTTAAAGATGAAATGGTCACTGGCTCTGCCATCTTTGGCCCCAAGATTGGATTTGGTTTCTACTCCAACCTGAGCGGCGACTTTGAACCTGTCACGATGGACATGTGGTTCATGAGAACCATTGGTCGTCTGACAGGCAAGCTCAAAGGGTTTGATCAGAAAAAGTTTGACAACCAGATCAAACGTTTCATCAACGCCATCAAAGAGACTGGTGACGACGGTATATATGCCAGCGATTTCAAAGAAGATACTGTAAACAAAGCCTTGGAAAGCGTTGAGGGCATGGTTGAATTTGCTCGCATCGTCAACAGCGCCTTCAACTATGACTTCAAAAATTCCCGTGAGCTGTATAACGAAGGCGCACTCAAGAAGAGTGAGTTGGTGTACGCCGCTCAAAGCATTATTCAGTCCTACGACGCCCCCAAAGATGCCCCTCAAAGCGGCACCGAGCGCAGGCTTCTGCGCGACGTTGTTACCAAGACTGTTAAAAAAGTTGAAGACGCATACGGCCAACGTATTCCACCAGCATCACTGCAAGCGTTGATCTGGTACCCAGAGCAAGAGTTGTACAAGGCTCTTGGTGTGAAGTTGCGCGTGACCAGCCAAGACTACGCTGGCGCGATGAAGAAAATACTAGTGAAGGAGGGTTTCGATGGAACAGCAATTGATAGAGCGGCTCAATCAGGATCAGGAGCACTACAACCAGTGGCTCGCAAGCCAGCCAAAAAAGCAGCTGCACCAGTTGGCAAAAAATCTGAAGCCGCTTTTCAACCAGATGAAAGAGAAGCCTTCCTCGAAGAGCGACGATCGGAACAAGTCCTAAAGCAGGAACGTGAAGCGCCTCGCCGCAAGAAGGTCATCTTTGAGGTGGCCCCTGATCCAAACAACACCGAGTTAACTTCACTGTGGCGGTCGCTGCCACAAGAGAGGCGCTTGGAAATCAGTAATGAGATTGTCAAAGACATCATCGCAAAAGCCAAAAAAGATTTGGGTTTTGATGGCCGGGTGTTCCCTCAAGTTGGATCGTATCTTGATGACACCAATCCATCGTTTGCCCTGTTCTTGGAGAGTGGTGACTCTATTGAAATTTCAAAATTCATCGGCTACGCGCTGTCTCAAGACAGCATGATGGTTGTATCTCCTCGACCCGGCGCTGGTCTTGAAAAAACCGGAGCAGTGGTTGTTGATGTGAAGACGCAGTCCGCGTCAGAAATTGACGCTGTGTATCAGCAGCTGCGAAACATTCGTGTAAACGGTGAGCAAATTGTTGGTGGTCAAACGACCATGAACAACAAAATGATCATCTTGAATTACTCCGGTGTAAAGACCGAAGATTTTGCCAAGTTGGTTGATCAAGAGCTCAAAGGTGACTATGATGTTGAAGTCACCGATGTGTATTCAGCGTTCCCCGAAAAGAAAGACTACGACTATGCCAGTCCGGAAAATGACCCCCGAGGACAAAAGAAAATTGTTCGGGAACGGGCTCGTTCTCTTCGGGGCGAAGCCACAAAACTCCTTGAAGAAAAAACCCCAAAGTACTCCCTTTCTAGAGGACAGCGAATCCTTGACGATGTTGAGCAGGGACCCGGCGCTCGAAGCGGGATCGTACTCGGCAAAAAGCAAGCGGGAGCAATAAGCTACGTAGGTGCCCACTACGGCAAGGCTCAAGTCCAAGAGCTGGACGCAACCAAGTACGGCACTGGTTTACGTGGCGCTGAGCGCCGCCGCCTTGACGATGCCTTTGATGAACGCATCAAGAAGCGCGTTTACTTCTACATCAAGAAAGACGACGGCAGCACGCCGATCCCTGAGTCTGGTGTTGGCCAGTACGTTTACACGCAGAAGTTTGACAACATCCTGCCGCCCGGCCCAGAGATGAGCCGGTTGTTCCGCGAAGCCAATGGTGACGCCAACAACTTTGAGGCCAACGTCATCGACGCTGGCTACGACGGCTACGCAGTGCCCAGCATGGGCATGATGGTCGTCCTAAACCACAACACACCTGTCGATTACCGTGGCACACGGGCAGAGTTGTCGGAGAGTGGTCAGAAATTTAGCCTGAAGAACGTTGGCTTCCCATCGGTCAAGGCCGTTAAAGAAGCAGTTGCGAAGACCAGCGTGCCAGAGACGCCAGAGTTTAAACGCTTCATCGCAGGCAACCAGTGGGTTGACGAGGACGGCAAAGCTGCGGTGTTCTACCATGCGACTGCGGATGAGTTCCTTGAGTTCACGCCGTCCGGCGACACGCAGGCCATTTACCTTTCGCGCACACCGGAAGAGTCCGAGGTCTTTGGCCGCATGGCTGAAGAGCGCCGCCGTGAAGAAATTTACAACGAGCTTTTAAACAAAGATCAAAAACTGGAATTATTCCAGCGGGTTTTGGGTGAGCAGGTTAAAAAGGGCAACGTCACCGAAGAGCAGGTCAGAGAGTTCATTCGTGACGCCAAGCGCAGGGCACCTGAATACGGCAAGTTTGGGGATTTCGATAAACCCATCAAAGACGCCCTCCTTGACCTATCCCCTGCTCGCATGTCGATCATGCCTCTGTACGCTCGTGCCGAGACTCCATTCGACTTCCGCAACCCAGACCACGTAGCTCAAGTTGCAGCAGCAACCCGCAGACCTGATGCCAAAATATCAGAGGTCAACCGTGAGACGGCGGCACAGCTTCGCGCCCCTACCGAGTACCCAGACAACTGGTACAGAGGTTTGCCGGGTAACCTGAAGCAAGGTTTCACCTCCACGATTGAGCAGGAGCCAGTTCAAATTGCGCTGCGTCGTCTTGGCTTTGACGGCTACATCAGCCGACAGAACCGCACGTCCCCGCTGAGCTATGCTGTTTACAACCCTACGCAGCTCAAGTCCGTCACCGACAACTCTGGTGAGTTTGACCGCGAGGTCAAGAACATCAGCTACAGCCTGCGTGCTCCGAAGACGCCTGAGTTTAAACAGTGGTTTGGCGATAGCAAGATCGTAGATGCCGACGGAAATCCTCTGGTGATGTACCACGGCACATCGAAAGATGTGGAGGACTTCACACGCAAGGAGAAGCGCGGTACGCCCATCTTCTTGACCAGTGATCCAAGGTTTGCTGACCGCTTCGCCATAGACAGCGTGGATGTAGCCACCGCCCGTGTTGAACAGGTCTTGACCAAAGAGCAGATTGCCGAAGGCCGCAAGATTGCCATCGCAGCCATTCGCAAGGACTACCGCAGCCTCCCAGAAGGCAAGGTCATGATCGACAGCATCAAGACCGAGGACTACTCCAAGGCCACGCCAGAGGCCAAAGAGTACCTGCGCAACGCATACAAAGAGATGATGCCGTCCGGCCCCAATGTGTTGCCTGTGTACGTCAGCGCACAGAACCCGTTTGACTACGAGAACCCATCTCATGTGCAGAAGGTGGTAGATGAGCTGAACAAAACCACAGACGAGTATGGTCGCAAGATTGGTGATTTGGACAAAGGTTTTCTTGCGAGAGGGGGCTGGGAGCTCATCGAGAGCAAAAGAGTGCAAGATGCCATCATCAAGCTGGGCTTTGACGGCTTCTACGTCAAGGAAGATGGCCGCAAGAATATCGCCGTCTACGAGTCCGGTCAGGTCAAGTCCGCCCTCAGCAACGTTGGTTCATACGATCGTAGCGACCCTCGTGTTCGGTACAGCCTGCCAGTCATGCCGAAGGGTGTCGATGATCGCATCAATGAAACCACGACGAGCCGTGAAAAGAAGAACTTTGCTCGCCGCATTGTTGAGGCCATCGCTCCAAAGAGCGCAGCCCACTTCCGCGCTGCCGCCTTGAACCGTTACAACCAGCTGTCTGTCTACGATAAAAAGCGGGCAGAGCAAATGGGTGGAGCGGCCCTTCTTGCTGATCAGAGTGCAGAGTCCGCAGCCTTGATGTCTGACGTTGCTGCTGGTGTGGCAGCTTCTGCCATGGGTTTCGACAACCGCACTGTCGGCATCCCAGTCCTGCGCAACGGCATCACCACCATCGACTCCAGTGTCAAAGGTTTGATTGCCTCCCTCGCGCCACTGGCAGCTTACGGCGACCCAAAGATTTACCAGCATTACCAGTACTGGGCCATGGTTAAACGCGGTAAGCGTTTAAATGCTCAAGGCAAAGAGACCGGCATTGACGCAACCGACGTTGCATTTGCCAAGGTTCTGGAACAGAAGTACCCCAAAGACTTGTTTGTAAACGTCCAGAAAGACCTGATCAACTTCAACAACGGTTTGGTCAAGTACATGGTGGACACGGGTGTCCTGTCCAAAGAGCGTGGCGCTGAGTACGTGAAATACGCTGATTACGTTCCCTTCTATCGCCAGATGGAGGGTGAGGGCACGGTCGGACCAAACCTGTTTCAGTCGATCTCCAACGTCAGGCCACCGAAGAAGCTCAAAGGTGCGGATGCTGCCGAGGCTCCTCTGGCCGATTTCCTCGAGACCATGGTGCGTAACACCACGTCAGCCATTCAGGCTGGTGCAAAGAACTACGCAGCCCAGCGTGCCATAGATGTGGTGACGCAGGTCAAGGCTCCGGGTATGGGCGCAACCCGCTTGGCGGTCAAGTCGAACGAGCCGAACGTCATCAACGTTTTGGAAAAGGGTGAGGTCGTCTCTTACGAGACGGCTGACGAGCTGCTTCTATATGCCGTTCAAAGTTTAAACCTGAGCGAAATACCGGGCCTGTCAATCCTTGCCATGCCAGCCGATGCCTTGCGCAACTTGGTGACACGCGACCCCGGCTTCATGATGGCCAACTTGTTGCGTGACTCACTGTCGTCCTACGTGACTTCGGGCCAAAAGATGACCCCTATCGTAGATACGGTCATCGGTTTCGGTAAGGCTCTTGGCAACATGTCTCCAACGACCAGAGCGCTTCTGGACGCTGGCATCATCAGCGGCTACGACACTGGCAACATCGAAGAGTCTGGTCGCAACCTCGAGGCTGACTTGGCCAAGAAGGCCGGAAAGCGC